GTTCCTGTTCGTTCAGTGTATGAAGCTATTATATGCCCAAACCGATTTATTGTCAAATTTCGGGTTATTCTACGCCATCTTCCCACTTGCCCACGGCAAAATCAATTTTATCATGGACGATTTCCCTATCTTTATCGTATTGCGTATAAGCCCAAAAAGCTATACCTTCAGAATACCCACGGTCATCCTCTTTTACCGACATTTCCACATTGTACTCGCGGAGAAGGGCGAAGAGTTTTTGCTTGAATTCCTGTTCGCGGGTCATGAATTTTTCCTTCACAATACCCATATTGTATTACAAATGGGATTTATTGTCAAATTTTGGTTATCCCCAGGTTAGCATACAAAGTAGGTAATCTTTCTCATCACCGAAATAAAAGCGGTAATGCCAGCAATTCAAATCAGGACTATTTTTTTCTACATCATTTGTAATGTAAGATGGGCACCGCTTCTTTGCCCAAACTAATAATTTCTCAGTATCCCTAAAGTTTTTGGATACGGGCCAATAAAAGATATAGATCATACTTCTGCCCAACGCAACATATACCAAATATAGATTTCGTCATTCATAACCAGTGTCACTAAATCAAAGTCATATTCTTTGTACCAAGTTTGTTTGGTAGGCTTGCCATATCTATCTTCAAGCCATTTTACAACTTCAAATGCTTTTCCAAGAGGCCATCTTTCAATAGCAATACCGTTCAAGACCACCTCAATACGAACATGGTAGCATCCCGTTCATTTTCAAAACCAAACTCATCATAGTATGGTGCCACGCCCAAAGCATTTCTGATTACGCCTATCTCTTTAGTTTTTACTATTGTCGCACCTTGTGTAGCCAACCATTTATGATATTCTTGTTCCCAAACTTTGTCATCGTTGGGTAGGTCGTCTATGAAATGCTTTCTAAAGTAGACCTGTGTGCTGTAATACAACTCGTAGGTAGGTAAAAGGATCACGACCACCTCAACAAAAACCAAACTTGATCTTTACTCTTGCGAAAACGAAATATGGGATTATATGCGTAGGTCCAAACTACATTGTTTTTTGGATTTTTAATATTTTCGTTTATCCATAATACCATCTGATAGTACTTTTCTATGCTGCCATTGATTTCTAATTCATCTTGCCAACCATAAAAATCAAAATCATTGACCCAATGTTCACTATGAATCATGACCACCTCAACCCAGCCAATGTAGCCCAATGTTCCTTACCTTTACGGAATTTGATGGTAACACATAAATAATTTTTTAACAAGAAATATTGGAAAAACATAAATAAAAATGCGGGTCGCGACACGCCAATGTCCATCCGCTCTATAACTGAATAGGAGTTACAGCATGTATATTTATCCCCAATCAAGATACCCTTTTGGATATTATGTTTACGCTTACATAAGATCAAAAGATTCAACCACAGCAAAAGCAGGGACACCGTATTATATAGGTAAAGGTAAATCAAAGCGAGCCTATCAAAAACACGATAATGTTCCAGTTCCACGAAATAAATCACATATTATTATAGTTGAAGAAAATTTAACCGAAATTGGAGCATTTGCGTTAGAACGCCGATTAATAGCATGGCATGGACGAAAAGATTTAGGTACTGGTATATTGATGAACCGACAACAGGGTGGCGAGGGGTCCTCAGGAAGAAAAATGTCCGACGAAACAAAATCAAAAAAATCCAATTCTATGAAAGGATATAAGTTTGGGCCGCCGAGTGAGGAGTCAAACATAAAACGCCGATTAGCCATGAAGGGTAGAGTCCCGTCCAATAAAGGAAAAGCAAGATCACCGAATGCCATAGAAAAAGCAAGAAAATCATTAACAGGATACAGGTACGAAAAGGTGGAATGTCCATACTGCTCTTTATTAGGAGCAGCCCATGCCATGAAGCGTTATCATTTTAATAATTGTAAGTTATCCCCATTTAAGAGCAAAGTATGATGCCAAATGTTCTTTGCCGCGCCGAAATTTAATAGTCAATTTATTTGTACTGATATCGTCGTCCATTAGGGTCCAATCCCAATTTAGTCCTTGTTTTCCTACCAAGTTTTCAAGTTCAGGCCTATAGTGGTCATTTGGGTCCGCACTTTCTATTTGAATTGTTCCTCCCCCTCCTGCTTCAACAGAATCAGTCCATCCTACAGGCCATTTTACCTTGATTTTGGTACCGGGCATAAACATCCACCAAAGTTTGTTCATCAAACTCAGCGACACCTTTAATCTATGATTAGACCAATAATAGGGACTGAACATTTATGACCACCTCAACATAGCAAAAATTCTATCTTTCTCATTGTCAATATACCAAGTATCATATGCCTTTGCAGCAAATTGGGGTCCAATCTTTTCTGTACCCTGATATTCGCAAGTGATATTATTCTTTTCGCACCATTCCCAAAACATGTCACGATACCAAACTGGCACCCTAAACATTATAACCACCTCAACAAAAACATAGTGTATTCTTTTTCGTTGCGGAAGTAAAATGTATTGCCATCTACCCACCAATCGGGTTCATAATGCCCGCCATGATACAAATGGTCTTGGCACCACAATGCCATTTGGTTGCGGTCATGTACCGTAAGTAGGTCGAATCTTTTTAGGTAAACTCTGCTATGAGTTAGCTCCATTTTAGTTTTGCCCAAACTAAATCTTTTTCATTTTTGAAATAAAATGTTACCACTTCTCTCCAATGACTACTGGGTTCAAAATTTAGATATTGTATGTTACTTTCTTTAAGCCATGTTCTAAACTCAACAACGCGGTTATATAGCATATGATTTTTAAATCTATAAAATTCATGATCATAAGGTAAGACACATTTGTAGGGCCACTCTGCGTCAAATTTTCTTTTAGATATCCTACGCTGTTTGCTATTCATTTCTGTTTTGCTTTGTTGATGACCTTATTTGCTTCTTGCGAGTCATTTACAATAGAGTGAATATCAATTAGGGCATTAGTCAAATCAAATAGCAACTCTTGTATAAGTTTACTAATTTTGGCTAATCTTTGTTCAGGTGTAAGACCTACAAATTGTTCTTGTAATTTCTTTTCGTATTCTATGACTTGCTGTCTTTTATCTTCAGGTAATGACTGAATGAATTCTTCTAATAGGCGCTGTTTTTCCTCATACAATCCCTGATCACCTGATCCAAGGTAAATCTTTCGTAGCCTATCAAAATCTAAATTCATCCTACACCTTTTCGTACCTACCATGTGCTTTGCTTACATCGGCCATTCTACGATTGTTCAAATCGTCAAAGAATTCTTCTGTAGGTTTTTTGATCCTATAAGCAAATCTACTACCAAAGTAAACACAGAATCCCGCACCTTGTTCACTTTCTAATACCACTACATAAGCACTTGTAATAGCCTGTCCACCAATACCACCAAAGCCTAATGCCGTAGAACCCCAAGTTTGTGTAAACATGGCAAATACCGTGATATCATAAGGATTATGTTTTCTGCTTTTAGTGATTCGCTTATCTTCTCGGGTTTTATGATAATGTTCCCAATCACGGTCTTCGTATGTGATTTCAGGGAATCCTTCATATTGGGCGTGGGCAAGGGCATGGTGTAGGGAATTGATTGGATCATTTGTAAACATTATTCAACCCCAAAATGTTTTTCAATCTTCTCACTTGTTTCAGACAATGCTCGGTTCCATTCTGGATTCTGGTCACCGCCCTTATTACAATCTATTACATATATACATTCTTCAACGATCAACTCAGCGAACTTGCCTGCCACAATGGCTTGAAAGTAGGGCTTGTCGCTATCTTCCTTACCCACATTTTCATAGGCAAATTCTAGGGCGTATTGGTAAAGTGCTAGGGCTTGTCCATTCATTTTCTTTCTCCAATCCATCTAACAAAACCAACAACGGCAGCAATACACAAAGCCGGTAACATTAGTGGATAGTCATACCATTTGTCTTTTCTAAATTTATAACCCATAATAGAAAAGAAATAGCAAACACTAACAATCGTCCAAATAACAAGAAACAAGAAAAAATATCCCATTATTCAACTCCGAAATGATGTTTAATCTTATCTACGAGCCCTGACCTGTTTACATCCAATTCAAATTCATCAGCCAATGTAATAAACTCTGTAACCATCAACTCGGCGAATTTTTCAATGTCAACCATCCTACCTTCAGCAATCGTTCCATCGTTTGAAGTATATGTTTCAACCAATGTAGATTGGTGGCGTAATTCTTTAATTCGTTTGTTCATTTCTTTAACATCCTAATTAGGTCAGCCATCAATTTTGAATCTATCATTTTAGCCTCTTTGGCTATTTCAACATCAGTTGATAACTTACATTGGTCTATGAAAGCAATTAATTCTTCATATTTTGAATAATCAAATATAAATGACAGGTATAGCGCCTGTAGCTTTTTAATCGTTTTTCTTGTGCCAGGTGCTATCTCTATAATTTTCATTTAATATTGTGCCTAATTTCATATTCTTTAATAGCATTCTCCAGTTGGGTCGTGTCCCTTGTTTTTTTCAAGTTGGGAAGGGTTTCCTTAATACGAAGATACCAATCATATCTTTCATCATCTGTCAATGAATCAATTTTTTCGTTATTTGAAATATCTTTATATTCGGTTATTTTTTTCATTATTGTTCCTGAGGAATCTCACCATTGAGGTCTTCTTCAATCTCCAGAACCCACTCGACAGGGATAGCAAGTCGTTTAGCAACAATGTAGGGAGAATTTCCCATTTCCAGTTGTTCTTGTACCGAAGTGTATAGTTCAGACATACGCGACATAATAAACTCCTATTTAAGGTAACCTTTGATAACACTCTTTAGTTTAGGACCACGACCTTGATTCCACAGCGGCTGTTGTTTAGTTTGATTGGGATAACATCCTTTTGCCCATTTGTAATGCTCATCAAACAACTTACCGCATTCCATCATTATCTTATCTTTTTGAGTTTTTGTCAACTTTTGTTCAGCGATAAATTTGACCAGATTTTCCTTATTGATTTTGTGTTGGTTGGGATCCCTAGAACCAAATTGGTTGAAATGGTCAAAGTAATAGATACGCTGGACTAACTCTTTGAATTCCATTATTTGTAGTCTGCCCTTTTTAGGAATTTGATGGGTACATCTACATAAATTCCACCAATTAGTACACGATGGCAAAGGAACCAGCCAGAATGGCTAAGTGTCATTCCGCCAGGTACATAGCAAACTTTGAATTGATCCATGTCCATTTTAAACTCCGCGGTATGGATTTACACCATACCTATCACGGATGATATAGTACATATGGACACCGTCTTTATCACGGATACTATCATTAGGCAACATATCAGTCACATCCTTGATGATAAGTGTGGCAAACTTTTCAATTGCCGTAGATGGGGTCAGTACATCATCAATACCAGCCTGTTCAGCAAGTTTTTTGATTCGCTCGTTCACAATCCCATCCTTTGGATGCTTGCTTGGTCTTGAATCCAATCACGGGTAGATTTTTCTTGATTCAATCTTGATACCAGTCGTTGGATTTCACGATCCTTCATTTCCAACATAACTTTGGCCATTTCTAATCGTTCTTCGACTGAATAAGATTGGTCGTCTAAAATATTATTCATCATTCTACCTCATACGGATCAAAATCAGCGTAGGCGATGTGTACCATCTTATTCAGCTTATTGACCATTTCTCGGGCTTTTTCGGCACTATCGTAGACACCTTCAATTCTACGTTGCTCGGCGCCTCGCTCACCAAAGCCACGATACATTTCATCGTAATACACCACATAAACTTCCATCATTCAACATCCAAAAAGATTTTATCGCCCACGGCAGCAATGCGAACAACCTTACGGCCTTCGATCAGATAACCACGCGAAATAAAAGGTCCACCACTGGGATCGACAAACCCCAGATTGCCATAGTTGATGGCATCCTCACCCTCATTGCCACCAAATCGCCAGTATTTGAGGTCACCCACGATGGTATAGGTATTGTCGTCTACCTTTTCAAAGTGATAGTTATCACCGTGTCGATTACGCATCATTCAACTCCTTCAGATTTGAACCATTCATCAATGGTCATGATTTCAGGGGCATAGTACTCGCCCTCTTGAATGAAGTCAGTGTAATCAAATTTTTGCCCACCAAGCTCAAACTCAAAAGTACTGGTCCTCCAGTCATGACTGGCAAATTTAGCCTTCACAATTTCTTCAAAGTCAACCAAAAACGCTTCGGCAGATTCGTAGACAACAGGTACTGTGTTTTGGGCGTGCCAAGTATAACCGTCACCTGTCGTGTATTGGATAACCAGTCGCATCATCAACCCCGCAGTTTGTCAAACACCTGACGATTCAGGATGTCCATGTCCTCATTGGACACATAGAAGTCAGTCTTGGGATCCCAGTACTGACCTTCGCGGCTATCGTAGTAGAGAATCTGACCGTTAGCATACACGAAGGGACCTTCAAGGCCCTTACGCGGCCCGTAGCCCTTGAAAACATCTTCAGTCTTACCCAGAACACGATATCCCACAACAAACTCCTAAATTTCAGCGTATAAGCGTATTATACACTAAATGGGATTTATTGTCAAATCCTACCAAGTCATCCTGACAAATAAAGTAGCCAGAATTTTTTTCATCTTATTATTTGAATTTATCAGGACCGATTTGTTTGACTTCCTGTTTCAGTTCAGCCACAAGCCTTTTGATAAGGTCTTCTGGATGCTTTTGCTCTACGCTTACAATCACCTGCATCGCCTTGCGGTACAGGCTATGTTCGTAATGCTTACTACCATCGAAGGTTAGGGTGAGAGATTTATTCATTTTCGTATCAGTGAAGGTCGACTTGAACCTGACGGAAGCCTTGTGCGGCAACGCCAAGCCCAGTGGGAAGGGGCTCACCTTTAGCCTTAGCGGCGATACGATCCATAGCCAGTTTAGCCATAGCCGAATAAACTGCCACGCGAGCATCGGTAGTAGCAAACTGATCCGACATTTGCTGAACCGTCATAGTCATTCCGAAATCTTCACCGCTATTTGCCGTCAGGATGAAGCGGAACTTTTGGGTGTTGTTGAAGCCAGGGATGATTTGTTTGGTACGCATGATTTTTCCTTGAAAATTACAATTGATTATTCGTAGAGATTGGCAAAGACCTTGCGCTCCACGAAGCTGCAGGTCAGGTCGTGCGCGCGGCTGTCGCAGGCGCGGGTGCCTTCTCCGTCGAAGAGGGCCCGCTCCACGATGGGCCACTGCGCCTCGCAGAAGGCGTTCAGTCGGCTGAAGGTCATGTGTTCCAGGCTTTTGCCGCAGAAGACCAAAAATTCGTTAAAGATTGCGGTTCGGGCAGTCATTTAATGTTCCTGTTTTGTCAGCGTATAAGAGTATTATACAACCAAACCAATTTATTGTCAAGCCTGGAGATAGACCTGCATAAACTTCGCAAGCCCCATATGCGTCAGGATGTAGGAGTCAAAGTATTCGGTATCGACCCCTTCCTTCGCGAGGACATAGCTTTTCAGGCTGCGGTCGTACCACATTTCGTAACCTCGGGCTTTCGCCGCCATCTTGAAAAGCTTCATTTCCTTGCCTATATTTCAGCGTATAAGCGTATTATAACAGGAATGGAATTTATTGTCTACCAAATTCAATGCTGTCGGCAGGGTACCAATCATTTACGATTTGGTCAAGGCTGCGTTTATCGTTCGTAAGGATCTTGAATGTTTTTGCCTTTTCGTATTCAGCAGCCATTGCGGGCCAATCACTGGTGAATAGCCTTACACTATAGCCAAAATGTTGCTTGAATAGAGTTTTTTCATCTTTGTGTCCACCGCCTCCACCAGTACCAGTGTGAATGCGAGTATTCTTCCACAATTCACTACTGCCAGGATAACAATGTAGTTGGTTTTTGTGTGATTGAACATCGTAGTCGAACCTACCCTGCCATCCTGGATATCCACGCGGTGCATCTTTATTTTGACCGCCCCAGTTAGTGACGCCATCATGTGGGCAGTCATGGGTATTACTTACACTATCATTATACCTTAGGTCAAAACAGGTAAACTCAATGATAGGTGTAGGCAGAAGTTTTGGCTTAGCCCAATAGTTTTTTACACCATTAGCAGCAAAAACATCACGGTGATGAAGGATAGCAGCCTTAAGTTGTTCAAGGCTTTTTACACGATTCCAAAAGTTATCCATCCACCACTGCTTTTCAGTTTTGTATGCGGCGTCAATTTTTCGTTGGATACGCCGTTCTGCCGCAACTTTACGGATATGCTTTTGATACTTGGCTTTATCCTCGAAAAGCTTACCCGTGGTATCGCATTTGTATGCGGTAATAACGCTCATTATGAGACCTCATATCCTAGAAGTTCAAGCATACTGTCGCACCATTTCCTAGAAATATCGTCGTTGGGGCCATCTCCTTTAAAACCCTCTGCCCAATTTAAGAAGTCGGGGCAACTACTGCTATAGACATTCCTCCTGATACGTACCCGAGGGGTCTTTTCGATGAAGGCAACACGATCCAAAACATTGTCGGGATTGCCGCCTTCAATGACGCGAGCGACACAATATTCATCGACAACTTGCCATGGACTAACTTTCATTTTATTCCCCGATTAAGGGCGGTAGGGTTCGTATGAACGAATTGGGCTGCGAAGATCAGTATGCTTCCCGACCAGTTCGACTTTCATGCCGCGCCGCTTTAGTTCATCCACTAGAAGACTGGCATCGCAATCTTCTTCAAGATAAACGGTCTTGCCTTTTTGATAAGAATAGTGGCTGATCGTAAACTTTAGGCCAAGATCCTCGACCCATTTACGCTTAACTGCAACCCAGCCGTGACCTGGATCTTGATAATGCTTTAGCTTGACTTCTGCCATTTATTCACCCATACCAAACTTGATAGCTTTACCCAGGATTAGGGCGCAGGGAACGCTTACTACGAACCAAACTGCCAAAACGACTAGAAAAGTATACATTTTCTAACTCCAATTTCTAATGTTTCAACACTATACAGGAAGTCTTATTTATTGTCAAGTTATGGAACTATACTAAAATAAACCAAATCGTCTCGGATTCTTCGTTGTTTTTTACCCAAAAGCTTAATAACGCCTGTGGAATTATTATGTACCTGAGTATCCCAAAAGCCCAATAGATTATTGTGTGTGTCGATTGAAACGCAGCCTAATGCTTTGTTAGAATCTACAAACCAATAATCATGTTTTTTCATTTTTCGGTTAATTCTAACCATATTACCTAAGAACTTGTATTCATCCTTACCTAAAACAAAATCTTGTTTGCTTTCAGTAATAAATTTATCTAACTGGATGTCGTAATCGTAAAATTCAGGCAACCTGAATACTAATGGAACAAACTCTTCCCTAAATATGGTGCCATCACTGTTTACAAAAGTTGATAGATCCTTTTTGAATTGAGTGAAAGGTCGTTCAGATTTTAATGACAACATCATCAATTTTTTAGAATAGTAATCTCTTATGCTATTTGCCAGTTCAATATCCGTATCGGATACCTGGGGTAATAAACCGATGTCCAACAGGCTAGTTATATAGGGTTTAGGATCAGAACTAGTGTCATTCCTTAATCGTCTCCAACATACAGACAGAGCCAATAAATCTACCGTAGATTCATACATAACAAATGATTTCATATGAGTTGAAACGGATGCTTCGACTAAAGAGGGTGTGTCTAAGGATAAATTGCGCGCAATTTTACTTTGCTGACCCTGTAAAAGGCTTCCAAGGGAAGCAATACCTGTAATAACGCTTTTATGATTGTTCATTTTTCACCTTAAATTGTAAAGTCTTCCATACCTGCGGTTTTAAGCTTTGTCAAGTGACCTAGCATAAAGTTTTTGCTTTCTAAGCCTTTAAGTAGGCCAAGATATTGATTACGCAAAAATGCTACAGAGTTTATGATACATTCAAAGTCAACAACTTCCTGTTCACCATCTACATATTTCTCAGCAGTCCTATCACTTAGGGCTCTGTTGTAATTTTCTAAATATTTTTGAAAGTGCTTACGACGGATTTTCTTTAGTTGAATGTTGAGATAATTCAGAACAGCTTCAATCTCTTGTAGTTGATTGAACCTTGTTTCAGTAATTCCAGGGAGCGCGGCCAGATTCTTTTCTACGCTGCCCTTTATACTTACTTCCCATTTTGCCTGATTGTACTCAGATTCAAAATGGGAAATAAAGTCAGGGATAGTACTAATATCACTTGATATTGTAGTTAACCAATTCACAGAAGATCCTTACCAATCTCGGTCTTCCTCGTCATCTTCATCCTCATAGTCATCGTCGTCATATTCTTGGTCGTCATATGCTTCCAATGCTCTGATGATGTCTCTTTCTCCAGCAAAGGCTGCTTTGATTTCATCCGCATCATAATTGTTGTCTACTAAAAAATCAACTAACGTAGTCGCGGCGGCTGATCGATCATTGCTATCAACATAGTAATTTAGTAAATCCCAAATTTCAGCAATAAAACTTAGATTCATTCTTCAATTTCCTCTACAAATGTTTTTTTACTTATGCGCTGATGATACTCGCTCATAACTTTATCCAAACATCCTTCTTCATTTGATTCCCAACCTTTGCGGAAATATTTGATTACTTCACCATCAAGTGTAGTGTAAACCAAACGATTGCCTTCCTTAGTTAGGAAACCAATACCTTCAAACAAGTCAGTAAGACCACTGTAGGGATTCATACCTGTTTCATAAGGAATCTTGACTTGTACGCTTTCAAAGGGTTTTGCGTAACGAGTTTTCATTACTTTACAAGCACTACGAATACCACGAACTTCAGTAGTCTTGTTGCCATCTTCATCTTCTTTTAGCTTTAGCTTACGCATAGCTACAACAATACTTGAAGCATAGATAAAGCCTTGACCGCCTGAAATCTTGTCATCAGGGTCGAACATATCCTGACTTGCGTATGTATGATTAGTAGCAACTAATCCAACATTATGATTACCAAACATGTTAACGCAGTTGCGAACAAGTGATGTAAGTGCTTTAGGCTTGCGACCCATGTCACCTTTCATATCGCCCGATTCAAACTGATTTACGTCAGTAGGCGTCAATAGCATACCTAGTGAATCAATAATGAATAGAACTTTAGGCTTGTTCTCGCCTTCAGGTAGTTCTTTATAGCTTTTCATGAATTCGGATATAGTTTTGGCTACATCATCAATCATGGCCATGTTTAGCTTTAATAGCTTATCTTCGCTTGTATCTACACCCAAATTGTGTAGCCAAGTTTCATCAAGTGCGTTTTCGCTATCAATTAGAATAACAAAAATGCCTTGTTGCTGTGCGTGACGAACTAAGTTGCCTGAGCAAATATAGCTCTTACCTGAACCAGATTCTCCAGCAAAAACAGTTACCTTACCTAGAGGTACGCCTTTGTTGAAGTCATTTGAAATTCTTAGATTTAGCGCATAGTTTCCAGTACTAACCCAATCAGTAGGGTCATTGAATCCAATACTAAGACCGTCAATAGCCTTAGTTAAATCTTTACGAAACTTTGATAGGTCAAAAGGTTTTCCCAATTATTTCTCCTCAAATCTTGTTAGTATTATAAACCCTGAATGGCTCTTTATCAAGGTAGTCCGGGCAACTGCGCGCCATATTTTCTAAATCCCAATCAGTGGGATAATGACGTAGAATTCCTCGGGCGCGATCCCTAATAATTCCAGGAACTCTGGGAGTACGGCCTGGATCGCATAGTTCTTCTAATAGTTTCCTGGATTGAACCAGGGTACGGTATCTTTCATCAGGTGTGGTCATGATTATTCCTTTAGTTGAGTGGGATCATAAGATCCCACTTTGTCACCTTAACTTATCAGCCCTTGTTTTGTCTTGCGCGAATCATCGCTAAGATATCAGCGGCGTTTGTAGAACCACCTGCTGCAGGAACCTTTACAGGTTGTGCGGCTGCTGCAGGAGCTTCTTCTACTTCAGGTTCATCGCTATGATCCTGTACAGGCTGTGCTTGAGGTTTAGCTTGTGCTTTTGGTGCGCTATCGCGTGAGTCATTGCGTTCAGCACCTTCAGGCACGTCCAAACCATAAGGCTTGAAATAGTTACCCCAACGCTCGGCGTCGTATGCTTGTCCATCCACAGATGCCTCAAACATTTCTTTCATAATGTTTAGCTCTGCTTCAGTAGGACGCTTTGGCAACCAATCTGAAATGTTGAATAGTCCATGTGCTTCAATAACAGCTTGTTCCATTTCTGTCAGAGGTGTTACTTTACGTGACCAGTTTGATGTGCTGTAATCTGAATACTTGCCTTTGGCTGTCTTTTTGATATTGAAATCCAAGCCATTTACATAATCAGTAGGTAGCTCTTCCATTTCTGGATCCATCAATGAGCTTTTGATGATAGTGAAAATTTGAGGTGAAATAATAAATTTGCGAATAGGATTCGCAGGAGTTTTGTCATCACCAATAGGATTTTGACGAACAAATCCCTGAAATAGATAGCTACGCTTTTTCCAGTATTTGTTAGCCATTTCTTTTAGAGTTTCATCTTTGTACCAAGGACGAACCTCAGCAAGAATTGGGCAGCTATCTCCCCACATTTCTACGCAAGGAACGGTTACTACAACCATTTTCTTGTTTGTTTCACCTTTGATACCGTTGAATGGTAGTTTGATTTGCTGACGCTCAACCCAAAAGAATGTGTTTTTGTTGTCGCCATCAGGTAAAAACCTGACTGTTGCGGTCGCGCCTTCACTCATATTCCAATGAGAATAAAGTACATTGTCTGCGGGGGTTCTTGCTTCGTTATTTTGTTTGTTTTCTGCCGCTGCGATGCGGGCGCGGATGTCTGCTAGTGATGCCATAATAATTTCTCCTTAATAGTCCTTGAGATGGTCTCTGTTAAATATAATGTCGCTGCCAACCTAGGCAACTAACACAGATACTATTATAGCAGAAATAGCATCTGTGTCAAAGATATTTATCCCTTTTTAGGGAAAACTTATTTTTTTATCGTGTTTTTGGGTATTTTAGTTTCCAACCAATTTGCCTACAGCACCCTTTTTACCAACCTTTTCTGTGGGTCCTAATTGTCCCGCACGCTTTTGGTTAGCATCCAAATCTTCTGTCACATCAGGATCTTTGCCAGGCCAGCGTTTGACTTCGTGATTACATTTAGTATTGGAACAATGTAATACTCCATCCCAGTCATCATGGATACTCGTTTCTTTGTATTTTCCTTTTTTACATTTTGTACAAGTAGTACCCATTCGGTCCTTTCCAAGTAGTTTTGCTTTTCCTTTTTCTTCTGAAACGCCCTCTTCTTCTATATTTTGTTTTTTCATTTGGTGTGCAATGCCTTGGCGCAGAGCTTCCTTGAATCTACCTAAATCCACATAATTTCCACTTTTACGCATACGCTTATCAAGTATATTCAGTACGCCTTCAATAGCAGATTCTACACTTGCACCTGGTTTAGAAAAATGATGTTTCACGCCTTGACGAATTGCTTCTAATGAACTATAGTCACCTATTTGGTTTTTATGAAATAATCTCTCGACAGTATCAATTATATTTTTTTGAATTGGATTATCTTCCAATCCTTCTTCAATATCTTGATTTTGTGTTTTTAGCCAATCCCTATAAGCCTTAGTTTTTATTACAGGATGTCCATCTTGACCTATACGAATACCTTCTTTATTAAACTCACCTGGTTTCCCTGTAAATTCAGATGTGCGGCCGCTTCTACGTTGACTAGCATGTCCTTTTCTCACACGACTCATGTAGTTATAGCCAGCACCTTCATCTAAATCTTCGGAAACGCTTTCTTCTTTTACATCAACGATTTTAGCCATTGAATGATGTTTCATAAACTTTTCTTTGGCTACACGCTCGCTTTGGGCTTTTACGCGGAACTTTTTGGTTCCACCTTCTGCCAATTCTGCGGTAATGATAAATGACTTGTTTAGATGACTTGCTGCTATTAAGCCTGAGATATCACTGCCTTCCTCCACACCTTGTTCTTCAGGTAACATACCTTTGGGACCAGTTAAGCCGCCCATTCTTTTGGTATGCTTAATATGATGTTTTAAACCAGATTGAAAGCCCAACTCTGCTTTTGTTGGTACACCTTTTTTAGTCATGCGTTTAGCCATATCAGCGGCACCACGCCATGAACCGGGGCGCGCCCTCAATTCGTCACCTGAATCATCTACATCTTTACCACTACGGTCAATGGCTATTTTTCCCGGGGACATGTCACCATCGTCCCAGTCTGCGTTACGCCATGTCTTATCTTCTAAATCATCGCTACGCCATTTTGCTGCTTCCGCTACATCTTGGTCAGCGGAAGTTTTTAACTTACCACGCAACTCATCAGCCATCTTCATATAATGTTGCTTTTTGATATCATTCTTGGTTGCTTTTGCTCGTTGTTCGTAATCACTAATCATTTGCCATAAACGACTTTGTTTATGCTTTTCAGAGCCTTCCGCCACACCATCTTCATCTAACTTACTATTTTGGTCATGGTAAGCTTTTAGCTTATCGGCCATTTGTTTGCCATATTTTTTAGCTACTTGAGCATATGCCATTTGTTTGGCACCTTTTGCTGCCCCTGCAGTTTTAGCAAATTTAGCGTATGTTTGAGTATAAAGGGATCTTACGGCTTGGGGTATTTCAGCTTCAGTCATTATTTCTTCAGCTAAACCTTTTGTTGCAGCCTCTTTATCCAACTGCGCTTTTCTCTTCATGGTTTCTTTTTTAAGAAGAGGATCTTTTGCGGTGTCTGGATCTATTAAAATGTCTTGTATAGCTTTTAACCTTGCTTTGTAGTCTTCCTTATCTCTGATAGGGATATTTTCTTCATTGATGTCTAATGCCTCACTCATTATAGAGTCTGTCCATTTTACTAACTCCAATGTTTCCACAACTTCAGGAGCTTTCTTATGTAATTTACTTAATATAGGTATAACGCTTTCAATTCTGGGATCGAGGGTTTCTTGTACGAATAGTTCGTTAAGATCAGTTTGTTCTTCTCCATCCTCAATAAGAGTTGGTGTCCAACTTTCAAAGTAAGCTGTGTAGCCGCGGCGACCACACATCTTATGTAGCGTTTCGCGTAGAGATTGATAGTGCTTCACGCCTTCAGTAATTAATTCTTGTGCTGATTCATTGAATTGCTTATTTTTTGTGGCACGAACGAATCCTGCCATCTTTTGATATTCTTCTACTAATCCAGTAATATGCTTGCCACGCTCATCGTAAGGTGTACCACCTTCTGATATATGTCTAGCATACACACGCGCGATACCAGGCTTTGTTGTAGGTATTAAGAATCTTTCACCATTCATATTCTCAACAAAGATTTTAGCGATATTACGATAACGTTGCTCGCCTTCTTCAATCTTTCTTGTATGTTGAAGTATAATTTTTGTTGTAGGGATAGCATCACTATAACTGGCGTGCTTGCCCATAGCATAATAACCTTCATTTACCTGAGTTGAGGTTAACTTATTGTTCATATTTTCACCTAATTTTTCAGTATGCTTTCTGCGTGCCATGTCTGATACCAAACGATTTTCATTGCGTAGTTCAAAACCTAGTTGGCGGCGCTGTGCCCAATTTTTAAGATGCTTTACAAATCCTGTCCAAGTATCATCATATTCTAAATCTGACGTTGCATCACTGGGGCTATCTGAAACACTATCTCCATAATAAATTTGCAGTGTTTTAGCACCATCAATTGATATCCAAACCTTACCATAATTTTCGCCATCTTTGATGAAGTCGAACTTAATTACGGCTGCTTCTTCTGGAACAGGTGTGACTTTACCTTCTACATCTAGAGGTTTAGGGTCAAATCCCCTAGTGCTTAATAGGTCGAATAATTTGCGATTGATAGATTCTGAGTTTACTGGCATAATGAGTATTTATCTTTGGAACAATTTTAACTTATAATAGCAAAGAAGGGTAAAGGAGCTACAAATTCATCGTGATCGCGAATTTGTTCCTCTAAGTTTACATGGTAATCACTTAGATGCTGTAGCATTCTAATTACTAACAATGATGCCATTATCAAATCGTCTGTGTCACCTATTTTAGCAGCATAGCTACCACCTGAGGCAACGAATGCTTTTAACTCACTTATCAACGGTTTGCTGTACAAGGTCATTTTCTTGCTTTCTAACAATGTTTTAAATTTGGCACATGCCGTCAATTTAACTTTTTGAGTAGTATTGAAGCCTTTGCGTTTCTTTCCTGCTTCGCTTAAGAATATTCCAGGTATATTGCTTTCGCCATATTCGTTTAGTGAGATTAAAGCAGCTTCACCTATACTATTATTTTCTATAGAATAATAAAGATTGTTAGGTTCATTTGTGATATCAACTATATGCTTGTTGATTTGAGCTAATAATTTGATCTGATTGGGTATATCTGTTTTATTGTGGCGCCATTCACCTACTTGCGTAGTAGTATTTGCTTCAAATATTTGTATGGCTGCCGGATCTCCCCCAGTACCAAGGCTAGGATCTAATCCTACTACATAAATATTACCCGCTTCAGGTTTTTTATACCATCTAATTTGACCTATTTTTTCTACAGGATCAATACCTTCTAATTGAATAAGGGTATTTGGATTGATAAGAGTTTCATCAGCAATTAAAAACTTACATTCCATTTCCCTGGCAAAACGATCTGGACCCAATTGAGCTAACATCTGATCTGCCCATTTTTGATCGCGTTCGGGGTGTTCATGCCAATATGATTGATATGCCTTGAAACCATTGACTCCTACATCAGTTTGATTACCATATTCATCTAAACATTTGTTAGCCCCTTTCCAAATTAGTGCGAACTGATCCTCGTCACTATTTGGTGTTGAAGTAATGATAGCTTTACCACCGGTCGCTAACGTGGGAGTAATAGAGGTCCAGAAAAGTTCTGCTATTGAAGGCCTAACGAAAGCAAACTCGTCTAGATATAAGAGTGAAATAGACATACCACGACCTGTATTTTCAGTAGTAGTCGCACTAACTATTCGTGAACCGTTTTCAAAGTCCAAGCTACCCTTGTTGTATGTCGTAACACCAGCTTTTATCCATTTTGGACAGTTTTCATAAGCATATCTAATACGCTGCATGATTTCTTGTGCACCAGTATATTTGTGGGCAGCTATAAGAATAGTACTATCGGGCACGAACATAGCATACCATAATAGGTATCCCGCGGCGCTGGTTGATTTGCCTGTTTGACGAGGCATCAATGAAATTGAATATCTATAATTATGATATGTATGTATTAATCTTTTTTGATAGTCCCAGGGATGATAATGTACAGCACCTTTTGTGGGGTGCTGTATCATAAAAAAGTTATCCATGAAATACAGATAACCATTAAAGGGGTCGCAGCATTTTATGAAATCATCTAATGCTTTTTGATCCGGAAAATGTGTTTTTACATATGGATCTTTTATAAAAGAATCTGTTTTACTCATACCCATATTTATTGTAATAGGTATGGTTTATAGTAAAAGGGGCATAAGCCCCCTTTAATTTTGATTATTTGATATCTAAAGGTTTTTCTTTAGTCACTACTAGAGAATAGTGTTTTTCCCTGTAACGGTTTGTTACCTCGCCTTCTTTGATATCAACATCATATTCAACTAATTTAATATAATCTAATTTAAATCCTGTCCTTACTAAAAGTGCTGTAAGTTGTTCTGAACCTAAAACACTATAATGATTAGCGTTCCATTCATGCTTGCGCTCGCAGTCTGGTGCAGGAACTTCAATATACATCTTACCATATTGTTTTAGTAATCTGTTATATTCTATCAATGAAAATATTGGATAAGGACTATGCTCTAGTGCATGACGCAAGAATATAAAATCCACACTTTCGTCGGCGTATCCTTTATGTTGAGGTAAAAAGCTTAGGTCGTACATTTCAACATGATGGCCATTTTTCTTACAAACATCAATATCTGCTTGACTCAATGTAATACCAGTCATGTTAGTGTATCCCCGACCTTTCATTAAATCCATAAAATATCCTGGCCCGCAACCTAAATCTAGTATCCTAGCGTCTTTGGGTAAACTTAGGGGTTCAACGTGTGTTTTAACTGCCTCTAAAGTCAATGATTTATGTAAGTTACTATCACCCTCATCATAAAGATGATTGGCATATAGCCATTCTTGGTAAAATCTAATTTTGATGGGGTCAAATACTTTGGTAATATCTATCATATGCAATCCTATATTTTATAAGATTACTTATTACATGTACTAGGGTAGAAATTATTTTTTATAGCCCTTGAAAGGCTTTACAGGACTTTGTATATTGGTATCAGATAGCTCTTCGCTTTCCATGTTGCCTTTATTTAGGTCTTCTATTTTAGGAATTCCCACGGTTTCATATGCCATATTAAGCATGTCTTGTTCTGCTTTAGTATAGGGATGAGCAGAGTTGTATTTGCCTATCCAACTTTCTGCAGGTGATTGAGCATAAGTTTTACCATCGGTTGATGCTACCGCCATCATGACTCGGTTTAGCATATAAACTCTGTCAAAGGTGCTATCAGTAAATTTATTTAATCCTCTAGTGGCTACCTGCTGATGGTCCGAAAGTTTTCCTTTTTTAGCTTCGTTAATAAATTCTTTAGCTCTCATCGCTTGTATCCTTTAAAGGGTTTCAATGGTGAGGTTTTAGTTGTATCAGGAACTTCACTACTATTGTTAGAAGCTATTTGAATTTTTCCTTTTTTATTGACCTTTTTTAATGCAGCGTCGATTACTTTTTCTAAATTAGTATCGTAGCTAACAACAATTTGATTTTCTCCCCAAGAACTTTCAGGTCGAAAGTCAGGCTTGAATCCATTACTAATATGGTCATCACCTGAAGTTCCTCGCACATCGGCAATAGCAACACCAAATCTATACAAGTCATAAAAATCATTGTTTTTTAATTCAGGTATAACAAATGCTTGAGGTAAGGATGCGCTGACGAGGTCCAAATAATCATGGGCGTCTTGTAATTTGCTTTCGCTGATAAATTCACGGGCTCTCATTATTACTCAGTAGATAAGTTTAAACCATTTTCGGTTGTCAATGTGCTACCCGTAGTATAGCCATCAGGTTGAATAGCTAGTCCAAGAGTTTGATCTCCTGCATAGTATGTAACCTGCGCTGATACAAAATGTAGTAATGTAGTGTTAAGAAGGGGATTTGCCATCAATCTTACATTTCCTTCGGATACATCCATTTCATATCTAGTACAAGGTGCACCGTTGAACAAAGTGCTGTGCCCTGTCCATCGTACATTACTATAATTGTTCATTATTGCTGCATTTATTGTAATGTTCTGCGTGTCTTGACTATTGAGATTGCTTGTGTCGATCTGTAATGTTGCTTGTGTAAACTGATTTACAGGACATTCCCAAATTACCTGATTAGGTGTTAATCCTACCGAATAAGCTTCACTAGTAGAGAAATCAGTTGCAAATAATTTAGCAAAATTATTGTTAATCTTTCCAAAGGCAACACGAAGTGGGTCACCTTGTCCATCATTGGGTAACGCACCAATATTAATAATTTCTTGCTGTTGTTGTGCCATAGAAGGTATCCCAGTAGTATTGTATTTATCTTTGGGATAATGATTTATAACTTCACTTATTTAAGTTGTCGTATATTGATTTTTGTTCTTTATACCAGTTCTGCCATTCTGATACTAAATCAGCACAATTATGGTATTTTTCGTAATTACTGCGTACAGTCTGCATGAATTCGGACAATAAAACCGTGTCTTTGTCTATAGTTTTCAAAGGTCCACAAGCTTCCATTAATACATCAGGTGGGGTCGGAAATTTAGGACTTATAGGTACATGTGTTTGACAACCTACTAATAAAACTATAGATAATGTTGCGATTACTAATTTCATTTCTTTGCTGACCTTGTAGCTAAACTATTATGTTCTTTTGTGTCGATAGCAGTATTAGGAGTTAATACCTCATCAATTGATTTATTTTGTGCAGCGGCATTGTGCGATATAATTACTTCTTTAGGTATTTCACATTTATCGTTGTACTTAACTACTTCACGGTCTATGTACTCTACAACTGCCTTGCCCTTTTCTTTAACTACTTCTCTTTTAGTTACTACTCGGGTAACTACTTCAGTATTAATTTTTTCACTTTGAGTTTCGGCGTTAGCTAATTTAACTTTTAAATCTGCCACTTCTTTTTCTAAATCAGCTTTCACTGATAGACCACCTTGCAAGTAAACACCTAATGTCAATACTAAAACGCTTATAACTTGTATAGGAAAAGAGTATTGTTTAATAAAAGGTATGAAATTTAGAACGAACCCCGCTAAGGTACCTATTATACCTATACCAAGTATAATATGATATACGAAATCTGGAAATTCTAATAGCCACATGATAATATTTATCTCACTTTAGTGGCCATCATATCCAATCCTGGACACGTACATGAACTTTTTGTGCATATTGTAGGATCTTTTTGAAATATCATTTCAGCAGAATCTAAATCAGTAATAGGTCCATCTACCTCACATACTCCCTTAAATATAGTTTTATGATCTATTCTCAAAATATTCACGCCTATATCACATTTCCATCCCTTATATATATTTTCCCCATTTTTGATAATGGTTTGAGGATTGATAATACGCTGAGTTAAATCGTCATAGGTTATTTTCAATGCAGTGTTTATACCAGGTCTTTTACCTTGAACTTTTGTTATTATTTTTTTGCTCAATTTAGAATCGAATTCTTTGAGTTTCAATAGCTGTTCTTCCGTACAAGTTGAATCGACATCATAAAACGCATCCCTCATGTCATTGATGCTTACATACGCACCTGTATTTTCTAATATTTCACTGGCTGCATCAATTGCTGCATCTATTGTGTTTTCTGAATGAGTAACTAAACATGATGTAATTACAGGAACATTATGAAATAAATTAAGTATTTCAATTATATGTCTATAATCAGAAGTCATATCAGGGTGATAGGAAATAGTTAGAAAATCCACTGTATTGCTTGCTTGCAATTCCTTCCACCATCTCAATGTCCGGGACCCGTTTGATACTAAACTAATATAAGCACCTCGCTTTTTAAAATAATCCATCAATTCTATTAAATTAGGAAATAATGTTGGTTCCCCACCGGTAAACTGGATCCATAGTGGTTCACCACTACATGAGTTTATAATCTTATCGGCGTATATTTTATATGTTTCTAAATCAAACCATCTATCAGATCCATCTTTGTGCTTGGATCCGCAAAAACGACAATTATAGTTACAAACATTATGTATTTTCCATTCCACAAATTTATATTTTTGTGTAAATACCTTTTCTACTTTGATAGGAAATATTTTTTTCATAGAATTATTTAGCTGCAAATTTACTTACATAGTCAGCAATTGTTTCTACTTCACTATCAGATAATTCAGAATAAATGGGTAGGCTAATAACACCCTGCAATAACATTACACTTACACTCATCAAGTCGGGTTTGATTAGATCCCTTGATATAGGTAAATTGCTCAAAGCATGTTTATAATGAATTTTAGCCTCTACTCCTTTGGTTTTTAGATAAGAATTCAGTTCATTTCTTTTTTCTGTATATAGGACAAATTTTTGATCCGAATGCTTTTCTATATTGGCTGATAAACATTTTATAGGCAAATTTTTGAATCTTTCTAAGTAATATTTTCTTATTTGTTGCCTACGTTCTTGCCAACGATCTATATAATTTGTTCTTACTAAGATTTGAGCGCAGTCTTGTTCGCTCATTTTGCTATTAGTTCCAACAATTTCGTGACTGCCTCTAGCATTGTCACGATATAATCTTGCATAATCATATAGTGCTTGGTTATTTGTCACAATAGCTCCACCATTACCACTGCTAGGTAAATTTTTAGTAGGATCGAATGAGATAGCCATACCTAATCCCACATCACCCTCAGCCACTAACCAATGTTGAGCACCATCTACTATAACATGATTATAGCTTACTTCTTTATCAAAATGGGGCTTTGCCCCATAAATACCTACCAAACAAATTATATACTCATTATTTCCTGCCGCACTACCATAATTTATAATGCCTCGGTTATCGGTATCACATAATTCTACTGTCCATCCTGCCATCAAAAATGAATTCAAAGTGGCAGGATATGTTATATTGGGTATCAGAGCAACTTCTTTTTTTTTAGCGTTAGGCCTAATTTTATCGTACTGATGGGCTCTAAATCTAGCTATAATTTCCAATGCTTGAGAACCACTATGAACTGTTAGAGCAAATTTAGTTTTTGTTTTTTGTGTTAGCCAAGCCTCAAGTGTACTTGTATAATGGCCAGCCACTAAAATACCATCGCGGAGTGCAGAATCGGTAGCACTCAATAATTCGTCTTTTAGATTAGCGTATTGTCTTGCTAACCCGAAATGGGGAATTTTGTAACCACTGGTAATATTTTTCAAATCCTTCCTCTACATCAACTTTAGGATTAAATCCAAAATCTCGTTTAGCAGCATCAATATTTAGCGCACCCCGGCTTGGGAAGTCTAAATCTTTGTCTCTAACTTCTATCGTACCCTTACCTACTATTTTTATTGCTAATTTAGCAGCGTCAAGTAGTGTGTGACTATGACTTTTTGTGATGTTGTATATTTTGTTATGGGTATTATTAGATAATGTTGCAGCTACTATACCATCGGCGGCGTCATCAACATAAGTAAAGTCAAGTGCCTCGCTCGCACCATTGACTTTTAAAACTTGTCCACGCATTGCTTGTAGTATGAATTTAGCAACTACTCTATCTTCAACGTCTAAGGGACCGTATACGGCACTAGGTCTTATAATTGTATAATTAAAATCACTTGTTCTTTGATAATCTTTGACTAACATTTCTCCTGCTAGTTTCATTATACCGTATTGACCTTGAGGGCTGCAAATAGCATCTTCTTTTATATCATCCTTGAAATCTCCATAGACCATTGACGATGAAATATAAACAAGTTTTTTTACTTTGCGTTTTTTACAAACTTCTAAAATATTGATAAGACCCTCAATCATTACCCTACTAGCTGTAATAGGATCATTGTTAACTAATTTTTGCCTGGGGTAGCTCGCCAGATGAATAATAGTGTCAATGCTATGTTTCTGTACTACCCAATCTATCCAATTTATATCACCTTTTGGCACTATATCAAATGTGTAAATATTACTGGCTTTAATTTTTTGCTTCCTTGATGTCATCAAGTATTCTAAATCGGCAGCAGGAGTATGATTATAATTAGTTTTATTATCTAGTAAAACAGGATCGTACCCTATTTGTTCCAATTTAGATGCAACATTATACCCAATTAACCCTAACCCACCTGTGACTAGTATTTTCATTTAAACTTCAAACTCCAGTAAACAAAGTCTTTTTCCATTAATTGAGCAACTATTTTAAATTCATAACCATAAGTATTCACATCCGTGTTTTTTGCCCAATAAATGTCAACAGCATTTTCCATTACCCACTTACCCACTTACCCACTTCAGTTTGTTGCCAGTTGTAAATTGGTTCTGCGGCGTATAAGTCCACATCATCTACATCAGATAGTTTAAATGTATGCACTATGCAAGATTTTAGATTGCTCATACTGCCATTTTAGCCTTAATTGATCCATGTGATTCATAACCCACTAGTTCGATATCAGCCATTGTAAATTTGTCAATATCTTTAATGTCAGCATTAAGTTTGAGTTTAGGCATAGGGTATTCAGGTCTACGTAGTTGCTCTCTCACCTGTTCTACATGATCCTGATATATGTGAGTATCTCCCATTACTATCACAAGTTCGCCTACGCCGTAGTCACATACTTGAGCTAGCATATGTGTGAACAGTGCATAAGATGCTATGTTGAAAGGTAGACCCAAGAAAACATCTACGCTTCGTTGATACATTTGGCAAGAAAGTCTTTTATCGTTGCTTACAAAAAACTGCGCCATGACATGACAAGGGGGCAATGCCATTTGATCTAATTCACCTGGATTCCATGCTGTGATGATATGTCTACGACCTGTAGGGTCTTTCTTTAAACCTTCAATTAACAATGACAATTGATCGACTTTAGGACCAATTCTAGGGCCCCACTCACGCCACTGAACACCATAAATTCTACCTAAATCACCTTCAAATAATGCTTTAGGTTTCCAATAATCTGCTTCAGCGTTTGCTGTCCAAATTGTAGTTTTGTCGATGTTTCGGTCACCATGAAGAATTTCTCGTAATCTACGTTCATCACCTGATCCCTCAATGAACCAAAGCAGTTCGCTTACGACCGCTTTCCAAGCCAATTTTTTAGTTGTGACGGCAGGGAATCCTTCACGCAAATCAAAGCGAAGATTAGTGCCAAAAATACGATAGGTGCCAGTATTAGTTCTGTCATTACTCAATTCCCCTTCAGATAAAATCTTCTTACATAAATCGTGATAAATTTTCATGTTCTTTTCCAAACTTCGTAAGTGTGGTCTATAAATTCTTCAATACTATATAGCGTGAATTCTCGTTCTAATTTTATCAAATCTATAAAAGTATCGCAATCGTAATTGGTATAAGTTCTAGTTAAATGTATAGTATCGATCATGTCCCAACAACTTTCAATCAATCTAGCACCGCCAATAACCCAAGCATTGTGGTAATGCCTAAAATGATTGATGTTAGAAGTTTTAATAGCACCATTAGGTAAGTCCAGTTGTCTATATGATACAACGATGTTTAAACGATTAGGTAACGGTTTTTTAGGTAAGCTGTCCCAAGTATTTCTACCCATCACTATAACTTGGCCATCAGTTAGGTTTTTAAATCTAGGTAAATCACCTTGAATGACGCTCCAAGGTAATTTACCTTCGAATCCTATACCTCCACTAGGGTCGCACGCAACAATAGCTTTCATTTCAAACTAGCTAATAGTCTATCTGTTTCCGGCTGCACTTCTTGGGCTATTTTTTCTATGTTTAGAACAAATTCTAGTTGAGTTATTAATGTATCTAACTCATATAATTTATTACTAATAGCCTCTTCGATAGTTAAGGGGTCTAAACCCTGTTCCAATAATTTTTCGACGTTTATTGTTTGCTGCCTTTTACCTTCAAGTTTCAAAATTATTTTTTTGATAAACTCTACTGGTATTTTTTGCTTATCAACGTCATCTAATATGTGTTCCCACTTATCAATGAATTCAGGCGACATTTACTTTCTTGGCTCTTGGTTTGCGTGTTTTAGTTTCTGCTACTTCTACTACAGGTGCAGGCTCTAATGCGGCCGCTTCTTTTAATAATCTTTGCGCTTCAGCCATCAACCCGTTAGCTTCACGGCTCATACGTTCAGCTTGTTGACGCAAGTTTGCAGCAATGGCCTGATCACCTAGAGCATCACCTGAAGGTGCCTGTACAGGCGCTGTTGGAGGTGTACCTCGCATTCTGCGAGCTACGTCAGCAGGATCTTGTAATCCCAAGCTTTTATCCATTTCAGCTAACCTTTTTACTGCTGCCTCACCTTGCTCCATTTCATTTAGGATCTTGTTCAATTCATCTAACTTGATTGTAGCGTTGGGTGCTGGGGTCATCACAACTTGTGATGTTTGTACTTTCTTTAGTTGATGTTCAGCATGTAAGACTTGTAGAATAATTCTACCGTCATTTGTATATGAACGATTTAGCGCGTCAGCAAGGCTATTGCTGTTTTGACCAATGTCGCTTTCAATACACTTCATTAGTGGATCATGAATGTGCTGGTTCAATACTTCTGTATAAGTAACCAAGCACATATGTGGTTCACCAGGAATTTCACGGAAAATTACTGCTACTTTCCTATCACCTATTTTGCCCACATGTCGTAAAAATGCCATTATAGCTCTCCTCGTATATCGTACTTTTATTTACTGAGGATAACTATGTGATGAAAATTATTTTATGCCCATTTCAGTTCATACACTAATGCTTCTTGAGGATTTTCAAAAGCTGGGCAGCCTGCTAAGGCAACTATTGAAAACAAATCGTGGTCGACTTCATCGGGGTATACAACAGAAAACCTTCCCCTAAGATTGCTATAGATCCAGGCCCTTGACTCAGGAGTCAGTGGAGTTTTAGTAGCTACGAAATGAGGCGGCGTGAATTTTACTTCACGCTGCCCAAACCATGTTTGTGGGTCTATTTCATATTCATTCATTGTTCGTAAGAAGATCCAATACTTTATATTTTTCGTATGCTTCTACAACCGCAGGCGTAGTATTATTGAGTGTAGGCACAACTTCTAGCCAAATTTGTTTTCTAAATTTACCTGCCCAGGGACCCTCCCAAGTACGAGGGAAAGTATTTGGCTGGTGAATTCTGCCTGTGTCCCAAAGCCTTTGTGCTAAACTCTTATATTCATACTCATTGATATCGTTAACATCATAGGCGTCAGGATCTTTTACGTATCCATTACCTGAATGGTAATAAGTATCGATTACAGTCATAAAATCTTTATAGGTACGGGCAGATGTACCTGCAACAATAAACAAAACGTGCGCCTCTGACACTTCGCCCGTGAGAATGCTTTTTAGGCATTTACCCAAACTTGTACCAATATACCACATTATACGATTACCTGTTTATGATTTTGAGCGCGGTCGCTATAGATTTGTTCGCCCTTGCTTCTAATCAGATCCACAATAAATTGTGGATTATCTCGGAATTGACTTTCAATGTCCTCGCGCGACAAGTCAGTGCTTTGAAAGGAATAGATTTCATAGTGGCGCTGAGAGTTATACCTTGCTCTTAAAATAAGCATATTTAGGTTAGGATACCCAGTTAGCTGTTCTTCTTTGAGAATAGCAATTGTACGCTTATGTTCCCACTCGGTGACATTGATTAGACACTCCAGCCCAAACATGTCCCACATGGCTAACCAAGTGATAGTATTACTTGTTTGATTTTGTGAGTTCATAAATCATTTCCGCTTTAGAGATGGCATCTGATAAACTAGGGCAGTTTTCAGCAGCCGCCAAAATCTCTTTCCATTTAAACCAGCGATTTTTTTCTAATACGCTGGGATCCACCTTGATTAATTCACGTTCACCTGATAGCGAGTCACGGGCATAAACCGTTTTCCCACCATCAGGCGATTCGTATATCATTCTAAAATTATTTTTTGTGATCGTCATAATACATTATCTAACATCTTTCTATAATAGTCAAGATAATTGGGTATAAATAGAATTGAGGATCGCGGTACTGGTAATACCCACCCTCTCTAATGCTAAACAGGAGCACCAGCAAATGTACTTATCATTGTGTGATAATGGATGTGGAAATACATCTATACGTTTTACCAAAAAGGGTAAAGCAGTTTGTTCTATTAGGCCTGCGGGCTGCCCTGCTGTATTACAGAAAATGAAAGAAACAAGCTTACAGCGATACGGAGTGCCTAACGCAAGTTCATCTTCCATTTGTAAGGAACAGCGTAGGCAAAAGGTGTTACAAAAATACGGTGTTGATAACGTGTCCAAAGCACCAATCATTAAGCAGAGATTATCTAAACAAAAAGAAACATACTGGAATGCTGTTTACGATAATAAGAAATTTACTGTTGAGGGACTAACCCGAAACCAATACAGGCACAGGTGCCAACAGTATGCCAATACTCAATACGAACGCTATAAAAATTTATTAGACCCTGATAATCAGCGCGGCAAGCATTGGCATTTAGACCACATTTATAGTGTAACAGATGGCTTCTTAAACGATGTTCCGATAAACATTATTTCAGACATTTCCAATCTAAGGCTTATTAGCGATAAAGAAAATTATAAAAAACACAAAAAATCAGAAAAAACCCTCGAAGAACTTTACGAGGGTTTCCTAAACAAAAATAGTTAGTTTTTGTGGTCGTTATAAAGCGCGTATTGCCCAAAAGGAGGGTTCGGATTCGGATCACCATGAATGATCCAGGTTGTGTCACAAAAATCCGGATCACCCCAACTTCCTGCCGGGTAGCCGTCAGTGAAAACGATTAGACGTTTAGGAGCACGACCTTGTTCCTTAAGATGATCGAAGATCACCGTAAAGTCAGTACCCCCGCCACCTTTAGGTTCGTAGTTTTCAACCGTGTCCATATTCTCGCTAGTAAAGTCCTGAGGATTGTAGACCGCAGTATCGAAACAGAATACGTGGACTTTATAGCCGTCGAACGATTCCATCATGCCAGCAATCTCACCCAGGAATGCCTGAGCCTGTTTGTTGCTGATAGAACCCGACATGTCGATTGCCACATCAACGTCGATTTCCTCACCAGGAGTCATGCCAGGCATGATAGCATCCATGTGCCAACCGCGGCGCGAAGGACGCATCCAAGAGTAGTCAGTACGAATAGCCGAAGTCAGGTTAGTCTGAATCAGTTCGCGCCACGGCATGATCGGGCTAGTAATCTGTTTAATCATGCGCTCGACACCTGCGGGGAGAGTACCTGCTTCCGCAGACTGGGCGGCGTTCAGAATAGCCTGCTTGACTTCCTGACGTACCCGCTCCTTCTCTTCATCAGACATTTTAGGACGCTTGCCGCGGCCCTTGCCTTCCTTGTCACCGCCGTCGCTATCGCCCTCACCGTCATCATCGCCATCCATGTGATCGTCTAGCATTTGGTCTAGAAGATCATCAATGGAGATTTTTTGTACGTTTTTCATCAGGTCATCATAGATTTCCTCGGCAGACTTGCCCTCGTACTTTTTTTCGTAGAGACAAGGAACCGTAGTGATGAATTGACCTACCTGATGTTTTTTGAGGTCAGCGTTGACCGCATAGTCGTCGGCGATGTTCCAAATCTGAGGGTCGCGATTCTCGCGGCGGCCCATGTGATCGTAGACCACGTGAAGAACCTCGTGCCCTACTAGAAACTCAACCTCTTTAGGCTTGAGCATCATAATAAAGCGGCTGTTGTAATAGAATTTTAAACCGTCAGTAGCCGCAGTACCGCACCATTCATCAGCATTGACCAGTTGCAGGCGAGTCGCCAGATTGCCAAAGAATGATTGACGTAGCAGTAGACCAATACGAGCCGTAATCAGCCGCTCGCGGGCCTGATGATCGACCTTGGGGTCAGTGGGGCCGACAAGCTTGTCGAATTTCTTGTTACGCTTACGCTTGCCATCGATTACTTCGGACATTTTGACTGCTCGCATATAGATACTCCTGTTAGAATACTGCTATTTTAGCAAAAAGACTATTTATTGTCAAATCTTAGGAAAGACACATACAGGAATTGGATTCATCTTATGGATATTTCGGGCACGGATTTCACGATATTTCTTGAGATTTGCCTTTTCTGTTTTATCCTTGGGAGTTTGCCCAGTTTCATCTAGCACCATTGCAACTTCTAATTCTGAGTAAGTCATCCCCAATTGAGTTTCATCGGTGCGTCCATCGTCCCATAAACCATCGGTTGGAGGTGCATCAATAATACTTTGGGGTACTCCTAATTCACGACCCATATCCCAAACTTCAGTTTTCATGCAATCACCAATAGGCGAGATATCTACACCACCGTCTCCGTATTTGGTAAAGAATCCTACACCAAAATCTTCAACCTTGTTTCCTGTCCCTACTACGATACCTCCGACACTTTGAGCGATTTGGTATAATGTAGTCATACGCAACCTGGCACGTGAATTGGCAAATGCCAACTTGCTATCATAGGCAATTCCCGCAGTTTTCTTTTCAAAGGCAGTAAACACTGGTGTTAGGTCAATGTTCAGATGGACAACATTCTTAAAGTTTGTTGTTAGAAACTTTGCCTGCTCCAACGAAAGGTTGTGTAGTTTTTTATTCTGCCTAATTGGCATGGTTACTATGGTAACAGGTAAACCAGTTCTAGCACATAGTGTAGACACTACCGCTGAATCTATTCCACCCGACACTCCGACAACCAATTCCTTAATTTTATTTTGCTTGGCGTAGTCTTTAATCCATTTTGTGATAAATTTTGCCCTATCTTTTGTTAACATAATTTTCTCCTATGATAATAATTATGCCGACATCCTTATAAGGCAAAATTTGTTCTATTTTAGTGCAGGGTGTTTGGGAAAGTAGAATTAGATTCCTCAGCAGAAATGGATGTGTAATTTCCCTGTTTGATAGCTTCAACGATTTGCTTAGTAAGGTCGTCCAATTCTTCCTGGGTACCTGTAAATGATTCTAGAAATTCTTTAGAAAACACGATTTTCATTTTTATAGTTTCCTGAATAAAAAGGGTGAGGTCACCCCCACCCAAAGAGTCAGCAAATTACTGACTCTAGAGTAAGCAACTTATTAGTTGCCTGCTTCGACAATGTATTTGCCGAATTTCTTGTGGAACTCATCGAAGTTTTTAAGCTGCGAGGGCTCCATCGGCAGTTTGTAAGTCTTGAGTGCAATCTTAGCACCCATGACAACAAGTTCCGTTTCAAAGTTGTCCATGATGTAGCGGAAGAAGTTGTCCGCCATAGCATGAAACTCCTTGCTATTGACCCGCTTGTTATCCAGTGCATCCTTCAGTTCGTAGCACATGGCAATCGTTAGTGCGTACATGGCTGAGATTTCCTTGACAGCCAGATCGCGGACCTTACCCGAGAGAATGTCCTGCGGCTCGGGCATCTTGCCTGCGTGACGGCGATGCGCCGCAAACTTGACTGCCAGACCCTCACCCACAGAACCTGCGATCAGGTTGAACAGAGTGTCCGAGTCGGTGTTGTCCTCGTCCTTGAGCAGGTCGCTTACGAACACCCAGCTACGCGGGGTAGCGAAAGCACGGCTTGAGCCCTTGCTATCGAAGTCATACAGGTCCTGCTTTGCGAAGGACAGATAACCAACCACGTCCTTGTGAATGCCTTTGTTGACTGCCCAAGTCTGCCATGACGCGAAGTCAGGGCGCATTTCGAGGTGAACGAAACGATTCGCCAGGGGCATCGGCATACGATACGTGACACCTTTGTCACTATCACGGTTACCTGCTGCTACGATTACCACATTGTCGGGAAGCGTATACTTGCCGACGCGGCGATTGAGAACCAGCTGATAGCCGGCTGCCTGAACCGCGGGGGGCGCGGAATTCATTTCATCGAGGAACAGAACCACGACAGGATACTGCGAAGCCAGTTCCTCGTCAGGCAGATCAACTGGTGGCGCCCAGTCCATCTTGCCCAGATCCTTGTTGAAGAAGGGGATACCGCGAATGTCAGTAGGCTCCATCTGAGCCATACGAAGGTCGATCATAAGACCACCTAGTTCATCGGTAATCTCCTGAACGGTCTCGGACTTGCCGATACCCGGGGGACCCCAGATAAAGATGGGACGACGGGCTTTGAATGCCGTCATAAGAGCCTTGCGGGCTTGTACAGAAGTTACGGTCAGATTGTCAGTAGCAGCCATTGCTTACTCCTTGTTGTAAATGTGAAGTGATACTATACTATGGGGACGATTTATTGTCAATCTATCCTGTTGCCCAAATCAGGCACCAGTCCAAGTAACGTTATAGTTGCCCGTGATGACGTTGCCACGCGCGAAGTTGCGAGCAGGTGCTGCCCACGATGCCGCTTTCAGGATGTCGCCATTTTTGAATTTGGCGTCAGCCTTGATGACCACGAAAGAGTGAACCGATCCACGGCTGACCACTTTTAGGTATTTGGTACCCTCGACTACGTGGAGCTTGGCATCAAATTCGGCTTCCATGTCAGCCACAATTTTTTGCTGTTCCGGGGTCATGTTGCGACCCGAGTTCCACTTACGAAAGTCAGCCTTGATAGCTGCCAGATACCGATCCATTTCCTGCTTGAGCATGAAAAACTCCTAAGATTTCAGCGTATAACCGTATTATACACGGAATGGTATTATTTGTCAAATTTATTGACCTAGAAGTTTTTTACCTTTAAATAGTATTGGTTTGTTATTATTTGATACGCTCCAATACAACAAGTCACGAACCCCATCATTATCGAAATCTTCATACAAAGACGTAGTATTATTATACTGGGCTGCAGGAAAGATCGAAGAATCTAGTTTTACTAGCTTACCTTGTTTATTATTGAGGTAGACAATAATGCTCTCTGCCATATTTTGCCAAAGAGGATAAACTACAATATCATCGTAACCATCAGCATTGACATCAGAACAATTCATGTAGTTAAAATTAACTCGCGTCACCTCATTTTCAATGATAGACGGGAGGCGATTAGTGAGATTATCTAATTTATAACTGTTTAAAGTAACTATGGTTTGATTGTAGGTGTCATTTTGAACAATTGTTGTCCCACTTACGTAGTTTGTAAGTACAGCAGCATTATATTTACCCACAAAAATAGTTTCATTCGGGTTGATTTTAAGAAAACAGGATTCATCGTAACCCGCAGCCACATGTAAATCAGTACCTACGTTGGTGGCAAATACGCTACCTAAGCTATTGTTCCATCCCAAATACGATACAAAAGTTCCTGTAACCAGTCGCTCACTTGTTTTAGACCACACACCGTTAATCAATTCATATTTAGCCAAACTTGCTGGATTTCCTGGATAAGTATTGTCTGTGTTAGTGATAATCGTTTTACCATCTGCCCTTGCCCTAAAAGTAGAGGCAGAAACATTAGGATACTGATCGCTCACTGCTACCCATGAACCGTCCATAAATCGGAATGCTTGCTTGGGTCCTGAAAAACCCGCAAAAATTACATCATTGCCTGTTATAGTTTTGACTGCTTCAACACTGTGAAACCAATTTGGTGTACCTAAGGTATCTACCTTATATTTGCCATTTCCTTGAGAAAGCATAACTACCGATGTAGCAAATTGCGAAGAGGTATCTGAATTGACTTCTCTACCATCTTCTCTATTAACAGCATACGCAAGATCAGGATAACCGTCGTTATTGAAGTCAGAAACAATAACTTTTCGGCTAGCAGCGTAAAATCTCACGTTTGCCGTCCCGAAAATCTGTTCGTTGGCGTATTTAAACGAACCATCAGGCCTCTGTAAGAAAACTGCAAGTGAGTCATCTGTAGGATCAGATTTTGGCAGTCCCATAGCCTCACCTCCCACACCACACCACATGTGGACAACTAAATCTTTTTTACCATCATTATTTAAGTCAACAGCAGAAACCATAGGTTGAGCACCTAGGCAACGTTTTTCTACTGGAAAAAAATAATCCTGAAAAGGGGGTAATAGTACGGGAACTGAACTAAAAGTAGCGTTTATTTCAGGAATAGGGTCAATGGGGCTTTCAGATGGACCACTATTGCCACCTCCACACCCATAAAGGGCAGCAATAATTGCTAAAGCAAGCATTTTAAGTTTCATAGAAAATCTCCCCAATTATTTACAATAACTAATTGTATTAGTATTTGGTATTTATTGTCAAATTCGGCAAACTTCTTTGATGTCCGCAGCGGGCCTACTTTGCTCAACCATTTTCATCCTACATTCATGTTGAAGTTTTTGTTCATTATGAAGGCCCCACCCCAACATACCAAAAAATAATACCATAAGTGCCATAAAGGCTAAAAGCATCCAATCAGGTTTACCCATTTTTGTTCTCCAAAAAGTTACGAACCCATGTTAGGCGTTCTTGTTCAGACATTGCCGTATACTCTGTAATGTTAGCACGGATAGCATCGATCAAAGGATAATATTCCTCATCAACCACTTCCTTGAAGGCGTTTGTCATCAACTTGTCAGTTTTGGGATTGCGAGCAACCCACTTCTTTACCAAGTAATAAGGCGACTTGATTTTGGCCGACACACCTTCGTTTGTATAGAATACAAAACCTTCATGGCGCGCGCCCTTAACTTGTTCCATCAGCCAACCAACTCTTGTACGATGGTGTTCAACAGGCAATGTACCAAAATCCATTGCCAACATACGAAGCAATTTAGGATTTGGATTAACCGGGCTGTCATCCCAAGATTTGGCACGATAACCGATCAGGTACATACCTTCCTTTTCAGGGATGATATGCGGATCATTATGATGCACGCATTCAAACATAAACGTGGTGTTGTACCATTCACGGCATACTTTGCGATAGGATTCTACATCAATCAGTTCCCTAGCCATTTTTACATAGTCGGAATCTGTCGATCCCGTAGTAGACACAAGGATGTCATTATTGTGCCAAGTCACTGCAACCATAAAGCCATTAACTTTACGGTAGGCATCAACTTCAGTATAAAGATCCAACACAGGCGCCTTGTCCTCTACACCATAGTTATAGATTTTGGTGAAGGGACGAGACACTACATTGAAGTCGGCATCAACAATGGTACCGCGACATTCTTCTAGTAACTTGTTCCATAGGTTTTCCCAAAATACTCGCTTGGAGTATTTCAGAACATAGATGCCCTCGCCAGCAGGCTTCATTGAAACCAGCTTGGGATTCGCCGCTACAAATTTACGCAAATCTTGTTTGTCCATCATACACCAAAGTATCTTAGAACACGCTCCATCGCCTTGATATCACTAACGTGATCCATGTAATCTCGCTTTTGATACTCAGCCAAATCTCCTTGCTCCATCAAGGATTCTAGTGCTTCTGCTTGTTCAGTAAGCCTGCTAAGACAATCTTTTAGATTTGCCACTGTAATACGATCGGCTGTTTCCCAATCAATTGTCAAGCCAACTTCTAAATCTTTTTTATCTTCACTCATTAAAAAGCTCCTGAATGTCATACTGAAAACGATCCCTCATACGCTTAAGCGTTTCTTCGGGGACATTGTGTACGTTGGCGAACTGATTCTGAGCCACGATCATCGTGGGCACGATGCCGAATCGTTTAGCAATTTCGAAATAAGGGCGCAGTTCCTTGACGGTCGTAAAGGTGTTTGAAACAATCACGCTGTTCCCTCTAGCCAAAGCCTTGTCTGTCATGTTTTGACACCAAGTATGTGCTGCATGAAGTTTGGTAGCATCAAACTGATAAACACCCTCCTTCATGAAATACATGTCCGCTTCAATGTGAAGCGAATCGCTAAGGGCATCGGCGAGGAGGCGAGCAATCGTGCTTTTGCCTGAGCCTGGAATACCGCGAACTAGAATCAGTCGTGCCATTTTAAATTTTAACAATTTTTAATATTGTAGTAAATTATGGATTTATTGTCAAAGTACAGGACCTGTGTGGTGCCCCTTGATTTCACCTTGTAGGGCGCTGGCGATCAAATCTTCCATTAGGGTAACCACATTGCCAGTTGCGTCGAATCCAGCATCACGGGCACGAAACTTTTCCAACCCACTATGATTGCCATGAAGATGTCCATGGAAATGTAGTGACCCACGATGCATACGGTCCCATTCACAGATAGGATAGTGCATCATCACAATGTAGTTGCCATTGTAGTTCAGTTCCAAATAGTTGTGGATTTCCAGAAACTGAGCAGAGAATGATTCGTTTTTCAGATTTTTACGGTCATGGTTACCCGCAACCAAAATCTTGTGCCCATTCAAACGTGCAACAGTTTCCGCAGCTACTTGAGGATTCTGAAACGAAACGTCGCCTAGAATATAAACCTTATCCCCAGCGGATACATTGGTATTCCATTGTGAGATCATGTCCTCATTCATTTGAGCAGTGCTTTTATAATGCCCGCGAGTTTTTGGGCAGAATTCGCGGATGCGTTCATGCCCAAAGTGCAAGTCTGATGTAATCCAAGTTTTCATTTGTCATTTCATCAGTTTGGCCATGATTACTAGTTTTTCTAACCTATCAATGGCATAGTTGATGGATTCCAGTTTTTCTCTATAGAGGACCGTGCTCCTAGTCCTGCGCGCCTCTACCTCAATTTTAGACAGTTCAGATACCATTTTATCAATGTTACCCAACATTCTATACAGGTCAGCATTGTGGCCAACTGCATTCATTTCTAAACGCAGTTTCCTATATACTTCTTGCCAATCTGTAGAAATTTCAATTTTCATGTCAATATTCTAACAGATCGTAGAATTATTGTCAAATGATTAAATTCCTTTGAAAAAAAGTTGACTATCTTTTCCCACACCTAGTACACATCCTAATTTATCATTGAATTGTATGAGCGCCCAAGATTTGTCCTTGTTTACCACTAACAAATATTTTGATTTGCCATCAGGTGCTGTACCTGCCCATTTAGGTTCGTCGCCTAGTTCCTTTATTTCTTTTAGTAATTGGTCAACGGGGAAACAAATAACAGGTTTAGGTACTTCCACTTGGGCGCCGGCTATAGAGCTTGTTAGGCAGAATAGGGGCGCCATTATAATTTTCTTAATCATTTTGGCCCCTTTAAAAGTGTATTTATTCAGATACCGTGCGGAAAGCCCTTTAAGGGCTTTCCACATTCCCAAACATCCAAATTTTAAAAGTATATTGTAACCTAAAATGTTACTACATAACTCCTTTGATAGACTGATTAGAAGCCTATAGTGTAACTTACACCTGCGGATGAAATTCTGACGTTATTAAGGTCACGTTGTACCCAACCTACATTAAAACCAATAGATTGATTTGCAGCGATTGAATAATTCATGCCTAATCCAACTGCGGCTGATGTATGATTACTACCGATCAAAGGTGAGCTAAAATTACCCATGTCGCTAGATACATTTACACTACCCGCATTGCTTCTCACATTATGTATTATACCCAAACTTGTTGAAGCTGACAGTTTATCCAAAAACTTACGTGAAACAGTTACACCTGCTAGTAGGTCTGTTGAAGTTTGTGTAACCGAATCGTATGTAAGAGGAAATATCGGTCCTTCTTCAGTAAAGCCATTTACCTTAAAGCGTGAATAACGTACTCCAAAGTATGGGCTGACATTTGTATTCAAACCAATTGATTCAGTATACGAAACTCTTGCTTGTACTGCGTCGCCACGAACACCGGTTTTATCAGTACCAATTGTATAATCGCCTGAACCTGTGATAGCAGACAAGGATGCTCCGAAACCACGGCCATTTTTATTCTGTCTCCAACCAATCACAGCACCCATTGCAGGAGTGTCAGTTGAAAACTTGACAGTGCCAACTGTTGGTTCTCCCAACAATTTATTACCAAATACACCTACACGCCAATTATCATTGATAGATTTAGCTAGGGTAATACCGGATGAGCCTAGATCACCTGATGAGATTCGACTTACACCATAGTTTATACTGGCACAATATCCCATTTTACCGAACATTGTACAATCGCTACCTACCATACCAGTGATACTACCGCTAGCCAAACCATTCATGGCATTCATACTAGTTGCTACACCATCAACTTTAGCTTGAACAACTGTGCCATCGGGCATTACCCATAGCTGTACCGAATCAGCAGTATATACTAAACGACCACCTGATCCAATCAAACTATCAAATCTACCCACTACACTTCCTGCTGTTAGATAAGTATATTTACCTATAGAAGTTGGAGCATCCAAGATTGTAATGTTACCTGCTAATGTAGCTACTCCTGGAATATAAAACTGCTGATTACCATAGATAACAGTAGTACCGTTGGTAGTTTGTGTATAGTTTGAACCCAATGAAGCAGAATTACTCATAGAAGTCAGATCCAGTGTGCCGCTATTAGTAATACTACTAATAGTACCCGATACAAAGTGTAACGTGCCGTTATTTGTAACACTACCCATTGTACCTTCATTTACCGCTACACCACTATTAGTGATGTCACCTGTAACACCAGCAGAACCATTCACAAAAAGACCTTGGTTATCAACTGTTCCTACAGTATTATTATTAGTGAAAGTATTTAGATTAGTGCCATTACCCATTGTACCTGAGTTAGTTACTACACCAGTATTAACCCAATCACCAGTTGTACCTGCATTGGTAAATTCACCTGAATTAGATACAGCACCAGTTGTACCTGAGTTGTTGAAAGTACCTGAGTTGGTTATGCTATCAGTGATGCCAGTTACATCGTTGATAAATGTACCAGTATTATTTACTGTACCAACTACTCCACCATTAGTAAACGTACCATTATTAGTACCATTACCCATAGTACCACTGTTATTTACATTACCATCGTTGATCCAGTCACCAGTTGTACCTGCATTAGTAAATGTACCATTATTAGCTACTACACCAGTTGTACCTGAGTTGTTGAAAGTACCTGAGTTAGTTACATCACCAGTAGTACCTGTTGCGTTATTAGTAAATGTACCTGTGTTATTCACAGTACCAGTTGTACCTGAGTTGTTGAATGTGTCGTTGTTAGTGCCATTACCCATTGTACCTGAGTTATTAACAGTACCATCATTAACCCAATCACCAGTTGTACCACTATTAGTTAGTGTACCAGAATTTGTCACTGATCCCGTAATTGTACCGCTGTTGGTAGCAGTACCATTGTTAACTAAACTAGAAATAGTACCAGTTTGGCTATTAGTAAATGAGTTATTATTAGTTACATCACTCGCCGCGCCATTATTAACAAATGTACCATTATTAGTCACACCACTTGAGCTAGCAATGCTGCCATTATTAGTCAAAGTGGCACCTTGATTAATAGTAGTAGAACCAGTATAAGTATTAACTTCCGTAAATGTAACACTTCCGCCATTACCACTATTAGCAATAATAACATTACCTGAACCACTGATTACACCGCCAATAGTTGCTGAATTACTATTTTGATCGATAGTCATTCCACCTGGTTGTACGTCAAACAATTGAGTCAATGTAGCACCGTCCAACATAAGTTGAATAACACCATTGTTAACTGTGATATTACCTGAATCCAATACATCAGTGCCTGTTGTAGTGTTTGTTACATTGCTGATTAGTGTTGGTCCGCTATTGTTTGGAGCAAGTGTTCCAGGATTAGGGGCTATTGGACCAAATGGTTGTCCATTCTGTAGAGTCGTTCCAATAATTTCATCAACAAAAAGTACAGGATTTAGCATCATATCATCAAGGTTGAATACACCAAAACCTAGTATATAGTCACCATCAGATGGTGCAGTAAATGTAGCAGTTTGCCAACCAGTAGCACCATAGGAACCCGTTGAGTAATCTCCTGTTCCTGGATTAGTAAATCCCAATAAAGCATATTGACTATTATAGTTGTTCAACGTAGCAGTTGTGCTTGGATCACCTACTTTAACTAAAGTAGCGATGGAACCATCATTAAATGGAACATAGTCCGTGCTAATATACTGCCAGGCTAAAGTAAATGTTTGACCTGCTGTCAACGTAACAACTCTTGTTGTCCAAGCTGCTGTAGTTGGCTTGCCTTGACCATTACCAGTAGTTTGTGCTTGATTGACTAACATAGATTGAATCCCACTAATACTATCTTGTGTTAGATTCAAACCATTGACCATTTCACTGAATGTCCCAGTAGTAATAGATAGTTTACCCATATAAGTGCCATATGGGTTGACAGTCCAATTATTGGGGCCAGCCTGTAATGTTTGCGATCCTACAGCACTGATTCCTTGACCAGTCCAGCCTGTAGTTGTGCTATCTTCGAACCCTAAATTTTGAGCAAATGCTCCACTAGAGGCTAGTGTCATTATTGCTAATGCGATGGGTTTTAGTGTAGGCAAGAACGTTACGGTTTTTTTCATTAATTTCTCCTATTTTAAAAAAAGTATCGATACCTTTATAAGGTGCCAATACTATAGCATAGTAAATAGGAAAAATAAAACTAATTGGGTATATAAAGTTGTCTATTAAATACCTTTAATTACCATCTTTCCTTCTACACCCACACCGACAACACACATTATTTTTTGGTCAAATTGAACGAAGGTAAATGTTTTGGTTTTTTCATTAAAAAAACACCATATAGCCAGATTCCGTAGACGCTTATTTACCCGTAAATACAGGAACTTCTTTATCCTCAGTTAATTCTTTAATTACAGCCTGAATTGGACCACACACTACAGGTTTGGTAGTTTCAATGATATTATTGGCGTTGGCTATAGAGCTTGTTAGGCAGAATAGGGGCGCCATTATAATTTTCTTAATCATTTTGGCCCCTTTAAAACCTTATTTATGCATTTAGTCATCATCCTCATCGTCAAGATCAGGGTCATAATCAGCGTCTATGTCTTTTTTGGCTATCTCTTCCCAAAGTTTAGGATCGTCGTATGCTTTGTAGTAATCTTCATTGGCTTGTAAAATTCTAAACCAAATTTTTGTATCATATTTAAGCATTAGCCAACTTAATTGTTTTTGATCCAACAAATCACAAATAGTATACTTACTACCACAACCACCATATATTGTTTTGAATGGGGTATGTTTTATATTTTCTTCTTTAAGAATTTTTTCAAAATTACCATAGAATATAATACGTGTAATGCCTTTTTCTTGATTTTTCAATCTCACTCTATCGTGCAAATGCAATACAGAGGCTGTGGCATTATTTTCTGCATCAATAGTAAGTAAACATTCTTTGATTTTGATTGCGCCTTTTGTATGACTGTTGTCAGGCGTTTCTTTGGTTGAGAAAGGTATTTCACTTGTGAAATGATTTACGTAATACGTTTTACCCTTTGTGGCAATTTTCCACATAGGGATAATCGGGTCCTCTAAAAATTTCTTATTAAAAGAAAATACAAGATCCTTGCAAGCAATTTCTATTTTGTTGTTATTAATCTATAGCGACATAATTTACTCCTTTATTTTGATAAGTCTGCCTTTTTTCCAGCCATCTGGAAGTTCTTTTACCATTTTATTATTAATTCCATCGTTTGCCCAAAATTTACCTTTTTGTGAGGGTGGGAGATTATTATTGGATCTTCCGTATTCCCAGCCATTCGGTAAGATGGAATCTTCCGAAATTAAAGTATTGTTGACACCATCGGTAATCCATTTTTCTTTAATACGTGACCGTCTTTTTTCTTGAGCAAGTTTCATATTTTGTTTTGCGAGGTCCGTTTTTGGTTTACGCATTTTTTCGATTGATTCTTTTTTATGATTCTTGCCCATTTTAGATCGAGACATTTTTTCAATAGTTTCATAACTAAGTTTTTTTCCAGTATTAATTTTACTTAGGTGATCTTTTTGTTGTTTTGTTTTGGGTATTGATTTTTGGTGCTTATGCTTGCCTTTAGTATTATCACTAATTTTTTTCTTTGTTTCAGCAGAATGAGTCCTTCCTAAGTTAGTGCCCTTAATGGACCCACCATCTCCTTCTTCAGGTTTTAAATTCGCCCAATCATCATTTTCAACTATATTCCACAGCGTTGAATAGTATTGTCCCCAATATTTTAATTCTTCTTTGGTTGAACACTCCTTCAAAATTTCTGTGGTAACGTTATATCCATATTTAGCAATGTGAAGTTTCCAATACTTACCGGACCCTTTATAAGTGCGGGGGTCTTTATTTTTAGTTTGACCTAAGTATTTTTTACCTGTGATATTATGTGTTTTTATATAAAGATAAATCATTAGCTTCTCCGACTATTTATTTATCTTTTACCTTTTGCTTTGATGGCCTACATGGGTATAGTAGAATCTTCTAAATGTTTCTTGTTGAAATGGAATACCATTTCTTTACATGCTAGTTCGATCTATGAGTTCATTTTTATCTCCTAAAAATTTATTTATCTTAACAAATTTTACACACAAAGTAAAGATTACAAACACCCAAATACTTTGGCTAGACAAAGTATGTCGTGTATAATCTGTGTCTGTTCTATGAATAGCTATTTTATAAGTTATCTAAATGATTAAGTCTGAAGTACATACTATACCCTAGCAGTTATGTACACCAGATGTATCATAGTAAGTAGTATTAATAGTAACAAATGGGGTTGAAGGTGAAAGACAAAAAAATTATTTCATATGTATGTTTCAATAGAAACTTATGCGATGTTAAGCCATTAGCATCTAAATTAGAAAGTGAGTTGTCTATTATAACACATCCCATAAAAGAGTTGAATGACTTATTTCCCTTATTGGCTGATCCCACGTTTCACACAGATTATATCACAATTTATATTGAAGATTTTTTTACAATAAATGGAGTAGATAGTTTTGAAATAATACAAACACTAGATACATTGATAAAATGTACTGTGTACAGACCTGATAATTTTTCTAAGCCTATAAAGCGCAATACAAAATTAGTAGCAGTGGTATCAAATGACGTACCTGTAGAAACTATAAAAGAAATACTAGAGTTTGATGCTATCGCATATTTAACCCCTAGTGGAACATTTTCATATGATGAAATAAAAGATAGTGTTCGCAACTTTATTGAAGATGGTGATCGTGTGCCCGATCCTATCAAGAAACTGTTAAAAGCTAAAAAGATTTCTACAAAGCAGAATAAAGGCATTCAGTTAACCCCCAGACAAAAGCAAATCTTTGAACTTGTATCTAAACGTGGTGCAAGTAATAAAGTCATAGCTAAAACACTGAACATAAGTGAAAGCACTGTAAAATTGCATATGGGTGCTATATTGAAGAAATACAATGTTCGTAACAGGACACAATTGGCGGTCTTTAGTAAAAAATCACTTACTGAAGTATAGCATATACTAAGTACTACAATGCCGTTTTAGTTTTCCCAGTAAGTATTATTGAAAGATGTGAAATTTAGCGAGGTCGCTGAATTATATGTCTCTTTCATATTTTACTAGGAAAATATTATGGCAGATATTATTACAGGTACAACAACAGGTGTTGTTGATACATCTACACTACAAGGCGAACATGCCGACATCCGTCGTGAAGCAGCAGAGCATCGTGCAAGCGTTCTATTAGAGACAACTAAGGGTTTTGACCGTGTTAACGCTGACGTTCTACGTGGCACAAACGAGACAGTTAAAGAAGGTCTAAAAGAAGCTTTCAACATTCGCGGTGACGTTAAAGACGCACGTTATGATGTTTCCGATCGTATCGGTAATTCCGCTGATCGTATCGTTGACAGATTAACAGAACATGACGCAAAAGTTGCTGATCGTTTCTTTGCAGTAGGTCGTGATACACAAGACATACGTGCTCAAATTGTTGCTCAACAACAGCAAATGGTTGCAGGTTTCCTAGGTGTTTCTAAGGACACAGAAATTGCTGCACTCAAGACACAAATGGAAATCGCCAAGCAGACAACTTATCTAAGTGATAAGATTGACAATCAGGCAGAAAAAACTCGCGAACTACTTAACGATCTAAAGTATCACGATCTAAATCGTGGTCTAGTAGAGCGTAACACAGAGCTAGTAAATTGCGAGCAAGATCGTCGTCGTCATTATGACCGTTGGTTAGATGGTCGTTTCGACATGAATCAAGCTCAATTTGCTGGTCAGTGGGCACAACTACAAAGTCAGATTCAAGCTTTCCAAAGCCAACTACAAGAAACTCGTCAAGGAATGGTTAACTTCGGCACAATGGCTGGGGTTGGTCAGTCAAGCACAAGTAACAATGTAAGATAATTTGTAGTTATTAAGTTGTTGTAGTAATGTAGAATGGGCTCTCACAAGGGGCCCATTCTTAAACATATAGGAAAAGTGCCATGGATAGAAAAATTAGTGCTATACATAAAAAAGTAGCTGCATGGAATAGCAGCAAAACTAACTCAAGAAAACTATGGTCAGAACATGTATTCTATACTCGAAATGTATTGATTAGTATCATTTCTAACCTAGCCGATGTTTCCAGTATTACTACTAGATTAATGAAAAATCAAGAAGATATTGGCGAATTTATTCGTCCTTATTATTACGATGAGGATGTAGATCAATTAATTACTTTATTAAAAGAACATATTACTCTTGCTGCAACTTTTATAAGTGGTGTGGGTAGCAGTATAGTAGTAGAGGATCAATGGCGAGATAATGCGGCGGCTATAACAGCATTAATGGAAGAAATGAACCCATATGATTGGGCTGCTATGGATATGCAACCTTTATGGACTATGCATATAGATCATATTATAGCTCAAAATACTGCCAGAAGAAGTTCTAATTGGGCCGCAGATATCGTTGCTGTGGACGAAAATTACAATACTGCATTAGAAATCGCTGATAAGTTTGCAGCAGGTGCAAACTATTACTATTGTTATTAAAGGATTCTAAAATGGATAGTTTAGAGCGAAGATTAGTAGAGTTAAACGCAGCACTGTTAAAATTAAATGCGGGTGAAAAGGTAGACCCTAAATATTTTGAACAGGCTAGACAAGTATTGGCTGGTGGATCTTTCCCCATTGATACGGGTCCAGGTAATGACACAGTAATAATAAATCAAGGAGCAAAAAATGACTGCGAATGCCCCCCAGGACCGCCCGGTCCGCAAGGAGAGCCTGGTCCGCCAGGTCCTCAAGGTGAGCCTGGACCTCCAGGACCGCCTGGAGAAACTGGAGAAGCAGGTCCGCCAGGACCACCAGGTCCGCCTGGACCGATTGGAGAACAAGGCCCTCAAGGAGAACCAGGCCCTCCAGGACCTCCTGGTCCGCCTGGAGAGTGTACTTGTAAATGCAAAGCAATTCTGGTATCACAAGACTACATTGTTACGATGGATGATCGTTATGTTGGTGTTAATAGTACTGGACCGGTTTATATCACACTCCCCGGAGATTGTAAAGATTGTGACCAGCTTATTATAAAGGCTGAAATGGGTCCACCTTTAGGTAACCGTAAAGTAATTATTTTAGCGGCTGAAGGTCAAACTATTGACGATGAAGAAGAGTATGTTATGGAAGTCCCTTATCAATCTGTTCATTTGATATGTAGGGGCGGTAATTGGCACATAATTTAAGGATAAATCATGTTTTCAAAATACTATAACAATAGGTGGTACTATCCCCAATTTGATTATTATCATAGAAACTATTATGACTATAGGCAGCAAATAATTAATAGTCAAATTAATAATACTCAACAAAGCATAGTAAATTTTGGTTACCAACAAAATGTTAATCAAACATCTAACAATTATAACATAAGATAAAGGAGTAAGTATGTCATATTTAAGTAATCCAGCTTCGTCAGTTGAATTTGGTGTCGTCACAGTAGGCGCAAATATCAATGTGTTAGACGGCTTAATATCTATTGAGCAAAGTGTATCACCTAATGCCAATATAACTTTTGGCAATGCCAATATCACTGGCAATTTACTAGCTGGTGGAAATTTAGTAATAACTAGTGTAGTTCCCAGTGTGGGTTTAGGTTTAGCTTTAAGTAATGTTAATACTGGTGGAACAACTGCGTCTTTCAGTATTACTAATACTGGTGTCTTACAAGTACTAGCTGGACCCGGTATAAGTATTAGTAATGGCACAGGTAATGTAACTATATCTGCTACAGGCGCAGACTTGATAGCAGTATATGGTACAACCACAAACTACACAGCTACTGCCAACGATGAGTACATTGGCGTCAGTAGCGCGAGTGCTATCACTATAACATTACCTACAGGTATACCAGGTCGTGTTTATACTATTAAAGATGAGTTTGGTCAGAGTAGTGGTAAGATAACTATACAACCTCAGATTGGTGAGTTAGTTGATGGTAAGGCTAACTACGTCATCAGCATACCTTATCAAAGTGTCAGCATAGTGTTCAGGAGCACAGGATGGTGGATCATCTAAAATTTCGTGGCGTAATCAATATGGTTAAGCCCAGCAAACCTGACTCAAGGGACTATAGATATCAGATAAAAAAGATATCATTAAGACCTGAAGTTAATTTGCGAGAATTCGATAGTTTAGTAGAAGATCAAGGGGAATTAGGTAGTTGCGTGGGTAACGCAATTACCAATTCCTATGAGTTATTAGTCAAGCAATCATATCCTGATTACTTTGTAGAATTAAGCAGATTGTTTGTTTATTACAATGCCCGTATGATAGAAGGCACTGTCAATGAAGATTCTGGTGTTTATGAGATAAGAAACGCGCTAAAAGGCGTCAAAGAATATGGTATCTGTAAGGAAGAATTATGGCCTTATGATCCCGCAAAAGTAAATGTCAAACCTCCCGATGAATGCTATGTTGAAGGTAGGCCAAGGACTATATCAAGCTATACTTCGCTATCTACTATAGGAGAAATGTTGGAAGTATTGAACTTAGGTAAGCCCGTAGTCATTGGCATGGATGTTTATTTGAGCTTTATGTATGTAAATAAAAGTAATCCTGTAGTTTCAATGCCCAACAGCGGGGACGCTTATGTAGGTGGACATAGTGTAAATCTTATGGGATATAATATAGAAAAATCTTGGTTTATTGCAAAGAATAGTTTTGGATCTGATTGGGGCGAAAATGGATATTGTTATATTCCATTTGCTTACGTTGAACAGTATGTTTTTGAAAAGTGGATATTTGATATCGTAGATCCCAAAACTACCATGTTAGTAGATGGTGCGCCTGGTGGGGATTGAACCCACTAATCAGAGGTTTAGAAGCTCCTGCCTATCCATTTAGCTTCAGGCGCAGTATTAATAATACTACATTATAATCTACAGTTTGTCTAATTCTTTGGTAATATGCATTTATATATTTTAACTATATTTTATATAAATAAATTTAGTAATAATTCTTAAAGGAAAAAAAAATGCCAGGAGTATCTTTAATTGGAGGGATGACTTTAACCTCAGGTGTGACTTTAACCTCAGGCGGTTCTGCACCACCTAGCGGTGCTATGGAGATTGTTTGGACTGTTCATCCAGATAGAAAAACTATAACTTTACCATTTAACAACGGCGGAGGTGCGATAAACCTCAATGTTGATTGGGGCGATGGCAGTTCTATAGAAAATGTATTACTTGAAAATCCCACTCATACCTACGCTTCTGCAGGAGATTACACAATTTCAGTAACTGGTACTATGTCTCCTTTACCTAATGGAGCTAACTTTGGTTTGTTTGATCCATTTAATCAGTTTCAGGCTGGAGTTAAGAGAATTAACTCGTGGGGCACTATACCTCTCACTAGCGCAGCATATGCTTTTTATAGAGGTGCTACAGTAGAGTATGTGGCGCAACCCACATTTACGAATTGGGCAGCGATGTTTGAAAGAGCAGCAGAATGGGGTTCATTTACAGCAGATATTTCTGGCTGGAATTCAAGTCAAGTTACAAATATGACCCAAATGTTTAAGGAAGCATATAATTTTAACGGCAATATCAGTAGTTGGAATGTGGGAAATGTAACTAATATGGATAGTATGTTTGAGTCGGCTTATGTGTTTAATCAAAACATTAGTTCTTGGAATGTAGGGAATGTAACAGATATGGATGATATGTTTTTAAGTGCCCAAGCATTCAATCAAGATTTATCAGGATGGAATGTCAGCAATGTTACTACATATAATAACTTTGATGCGGGAGCTACTGTTTGGACATTACCTAAACCTAATTTCCCAGCATAACACATACGCTGAAATTAAAAGCCCACTATAGTGGGCTTTTTTTGTTATACACTAAATGTTATTAGCAATTGCGAATTGCCCCGCTCATCTTCCATTCTTACCGGATATCCCCAAAGATATTCAATATGCTTCAATACTTTATCTGTGTCTTTGTTTAGACGCTCACTATTATGTGAAGTGTATCTTAGTTTTAGTTCGCGATTGCCTTTTAGATTAGCATCTACTACTTGTATATCAGGTTGATATCTGCTAATACTGTAATTTTTAGCAAGTGATTGGCGAATTTGATTGTACCCTGTACGGTTTTGTATATTGGATACAATAACATGATCTTCTTTTTCTATGTTTGTGATTTCAAACAAACCCCATTTACGCATAACAGTGGGGCTTAGAAATTGTAGAATAAAGCTTTCGTCACGATAATTTCTAACAGCATCTAAGCATGTCTCTAACCAATCACTACCTATCATGTGTGGAAAGTATTCACGATCCTCATCAGTGGGGTTAGTACATATTCTTCTTATATCAGTGAATATATCGAATCCTAATGCATAAGGATTATAACCGTTATAGTATTTGTGATCGTAGGGTAGTTGAGTAAGCACACTACTATGACTATGAATGAACTCCATGTAGTGTCCATCATTGATAAGCTTTTTCTCCCACAATCTATTCATTATGTAATAGTGTGTGAAGCTTGCCCAGCCCTCATTCATTACTTTCGTTTGACGCTGAGGGTAAAAGTATTGTGCTATCTTGCGAACGATACGAACTATTTCACGCTGCCAAGATTCTAACTTGGGACTGTGTTTCTCAATAAAATACATTATGTTTTCTTGGGGCTCTTTGGGGAAGGTTTCTGGCTTTTTGTTCTCTTCTTTTTTAGCTTTTGTGGGTAATGTATTCCAAAGTTCGTTCGCTTGCTGTTGTACGTATTCTTCTCGTAGCTTTTGCTGTTCTAGTTCCTGCTTCTTATTAGGCTTTTGTGGGCGCTTGTACTTATCAACACCATAATCCATAATAGCATGACAAGCATCTAAAGTTTCTTCTACTAATTTCGTACCATACTTTTCTTCGCACTCAGCAATATACTTTTTAGCAAAGAGCATATAATCAACTATACCTTCAGCATCAGTCCATTGCTTGAACAAATAATTGTTTTTGAAGAAATGATTATGACCATATGCTGCGTGTGCTATGACCAGTGTTTGCATGGTCATACTATTTTCTTCCATCAAATAAGATATACAAGGGCTAGAATTGATTACAATCTCATAAGCTAATCCCTGATATCCCTTGCGATAGTTATGCTCTTGCTGCAAGAAATGCTTACCAAAGCTCCAATGATTATACATTATAGGTAAACCATGACTAGCATAAGCATCAAGCATTTGATCGCTGCCTATGATTTCTATTTGATTTGGGTATATGTCTAACTTTAATTCGTCAAAGGCAATTTTGGCGATGGCAGTTTCTACGTCTTTTAATCGCTTAAAATTCCAATGATTATCTGTATAAAGAAGTTTAGCCATTTTTGACCTCAGACTTTGCAAATAGCTTTTTGAACACTGGCCAAATATCACTAACATCAGCAACGTGCTTTACTTTAAGTTGAGCAAATTCTTTTTCTAACTCTTCGTAAATATCCCACACATCGCTGTTGCCGCCTTGATGCATCATCTTGTACATGTTAAAAATTTCAACATAAGCAAAGTATTGTACTTTAGGTAACAAATCTTTCATGGCTTTAGCTAATTCAGAGTTATCACTGGAATAATTGTCGCCGTCACTTACTTGTGCTACATAGATATTCCAATCATTTATGTTATATCTATCGTCAATGATTTTATCTGTTAATTTAATAGCCGTAGATACTACGGTACCACCACTTTCTCTGCTGCTGAAAAATGTTTCTTCATCAACTTCGCTGGCGCTTTCATGATGGCGAATAAAAACCACATCAAGTTTATTATATTTTCTTTTCAAGAATAAATGTAGCAAAAAGAAAAATCGTTTTGCTAAATCTTTTTCTCGTTGTCCCATAGAACCTGATACGTCCATCACACAAAACATTACCGCTTGTGTCATTGGTTGCGGTGTGGGGGTGAAGTTACGATAGCGTACATCAAAGGGATCTAGCCAAGGTACTGCTGTTTGTTTTTGTTTAAATAATTTAATTTTTTCTTGTAATTTCTGGATTAGAACATCATCACCTACACGTTCGGCTTCTTTTAATTCTTTTTCAAGTTCTAATATTTCTTCGTCTTTGGGTCTACCTAAACCTAATCTACGACCTAAACTATTCTTCAATGAACGCACTACATCTAATTGACTAGGGTTGCCCACATTTGTAAAGCCAGCACGCTTTGGTTTTACTTTAGTCATATCTTTAAGTTGTTTTTTGATTAAATGAGGTAGTTCTAAATCTTCAAAGATAAAATCTAAGAATTCATCTTGGTTGAGGACGAATTCAAAGTCATCTTCTCCCTCACCCAATCCACCTTTAGTTCCACCTTTTCCTTCACCATCTTTAGGTTTAGGTGATTTGTCTCCTACCACATGATCTTTGTTCCCAGGCAGAACATACTTTTTGTCGCCAGTTTTATGGTCTATACCAAAGGTAGGTTCACCAATTCCTTTTACTTTGATTTTAGTTTTCTTGCCGTCGGTTTCGATATCGGTAATTTTACCGTTATCTATAGCTTCCTTTACCGCTTCTTTTATTTGTTCTTTACTGCGTTGAATAAATTTTTGTCGGTTTCGTAAAGCTTTATCTTTAGGGTTTAACCTACGGTCAATTATAGTAGTCATCTTTAGTTAGATTTCCTGACTCTCATATACCAATCTGTAAGTCTACGGATCTGTCTTGATGTATATCCTTTCTCCTGCATTCTGGCTACGAAGTCATTGTGCTTCTTTTCTAACTCTTTATCTTTCTTACTTTCAAAGCTGATAACTGGCAATAAATCTTCAACCTGACTAAACATCTTCTTTTCTAGTACATCACGTAGAACAGCATAGCTTGTCCAACTTGGATTCTTACCTTTGTTCTCAGGCTTTGCTCTTGCACGCAAACAGAAGTTTACGATTTCATTACGGAAATCTTTAGGGTTAGCAATACCCGCAGGCTTTTCAATCTTTTCAAGTTCAGCGTTTAATAATGCGCGATCCATCAATAAACCATTATCGGGATCTTTGAATTCAATATCTTGTATCCAAGCATCAGCATATTCTACATAACGGTCAAATAGATTTTGCCCATATTCGCTGTAACTTTCTAGATATGCTTTTTGAATTTCATTACCTAAGAATTCAGCATAACGGGTAGCTAGTTCAGTTTTGATGAAGTCAAGATATTCTTGCTCTTTTTCCTCGCCAAACTGTTCACGCTTGATAGCGTTTTCTAATACTAACATTAGATGAACAGGATCAGCGGCAATTTCATCAGGGGTGTGATTAAAAGTTTGTGAAAGTATCTTGTACGCAAATCGTGTACTGATACCATCCATGCCCTCATCTACACCCGCTACATCGCGATATTCCTGAATGCTCTTGGCTTTAGGATCGCTTTCTCTTATGTTTTCACCATCGTATACTCGCATTTTGCTGTACAGATTTGAATTTTCGTGTTCGCGGAGACGAGTTAATACGCTGAACTGAGCTAACATTTCCAATGTCTGGGGAGCGCAGGGAGCATTTCCTAACCCAGAGTGCTTAATCATTTTTTCATAGATTTTTTGTTCTTCTGATACACGTAGGCAATATGGCACTTTGATTACACAAATACGATCCAAGAATGCTTCATTATTCTTGTTATTGCGGAATGTTTGCCATTCGCTTTCATTACTGTGTGCTAGTACGATACCTTGAAATGGTATTGCGCTAATAGCTTCAGTGCCTACATAGTTACCTTCTTGTGTAGCTGTTAGTAATGGATGTAGCACTTTAATAGGTGCTTTAAACATTTCTACGAATTCTAACAAGCCTTGATTAGAGCGGCACAATCCACCACTATAGCTATAAGCGTCTGTATCGTTTTGACTAAATTTTTCTAATTTTCTAATATCTACTTTACCTACTAGTGTAGAAATATCTTGATTGTTTTCGTCACCTGGCTCAGTTTTCATAACACCAATTTGCTCTAGTTTGCTTGGCATCAACTTGACCACACGGAATTTTTCTAAGTCTCCTCCAAACTCCTTCAAGCGTTTAACTGCCCAGGGACTGGGAATGCTTTGTAGATATCTACTATCTATACCATATTCTTCTTGTAATATTTTTTGGTATTCTTTGCTTGTGAATAATCCTAAAGGGCTTTCAAATACAGGACTAATTTCGCCTGTATGTGTAGCCAACACATATATAGGGTTTAATTCCATCAATTCTTTTAGCTTTTCAGCCAACGATGATTTGCCGCCGCCTACTGGACCCAAAAGATAAAGCACTTGTTTTCGTTCTTCTAGTCCTTGTGCTGCGTATCTAAAATATCCTACGATACGTTCTATGGCATCTTCCATACCATAGAAATCTTTGAACGCTGGATAAATTCTTACTGTTCTGTTTGAAAATATACGGCTTAGTCTGGCGTCTTTACTTGTATCTACTAGTTCGGGTTCACCAATTGCTGCTACCATACGCTCGGCTGCGGTGGCATAAGCCATTTTATCTGTTTTGCACAATTCAAAATACTCATCAATAGTAATAGAATTGACAGTATTTTTTTCAAAATTGCTTTTGAATAGCTTTGATATAGACACTATTTGCTCCCTTTAGATATCTATGGGTATTTATTCTGTTATTTTATTTATTCTGGTATAACGCCTAAATCTAGTACTAAACACTTAGCTGCGCCGCCAGCTTTCAAGAATTCGCTTAAGTCAAATTCTTGTACATTGTATCCTAATGTTTTTAGTCCATCTGATACATCACGATTTTTAGGCATAAAAATATTATTACCCACACATACTGTATTGCAAGCAAAGGCTAATGCGTCTTGTTCAGAAATTGAAATCAAATGTGCGAAAGACTGACGCACAGTTTTTTGACTTTTTTCTGAAAAAGCCATGGGGTACCATAGTAGCTCACCATTAGGCAATGGACAGAAACATGTGTCTAAATGATACCATCTAGGGTCTATTAATTCAAGTGTGTTAATATGCACTTTGAATAAATCTCCTAGTTCTAGGGAAGCTTGAGTAGTTGAACGAAAGCCTGTTCCAATCCAATGGCGACCCCACTTGTCAACTAAATGGTCACCTTCACCTTCATATGAGTTCTTAAGTTTTGTTGTTATATAATTATTGTCACAAAACCATTTCTCAAAATGTTCCTCTTCAGGCTGTCTTTGTTGTTTGTAAAACAATGATACAACTGCCACATTATTTTTGACTATACCTGCATTTGCCGTAAAGACTAAATCAGGTAAATCAGGAAGCCCTGGCATTACAACTACGTCAGCTACACGCTTAAGAGCATCATGTAAAACTGTCCATTGAGTTTGTGCTTTATCGCGATCTACCAACCCAATATTACTAGACATCCAAGGGTTGATATCATATGTGACACCAAAATATTCAGGAGAACACATAAGAAGTTTTTTCACAGTAGACCTTTCATAAATTCAGTATATTTATTATACTCTTAACCTACTGAAAAGTAATTTGTATGTGCCCAAACAAATAGGAGCTTGCGCTCCTATTTGGGTTATTGGGTTACAAGGTTACCAACCCCGTGAAGATCACGCTGCTAGGCGTGTTTCTCCAAAATATGCATCATTTGCTGCATTTATTTTGTTTTGCTCCTACGACCAGGTTACCCCAATCCTAACGACTTCTGCTTTGCCGATTCTAATTTCTGCCCTTCTAACCCCGTCGAATCCTTTCATCCCCATCAAAAGAATTACTAGCACAACTCTTTTGATGTGAATGGTGGAGATGACGACATACGATAGTCGTGTCCGCAATTAGTACTTCAGAAACTTTCAAGGATATGAATCCTAACGAACATTAGTATTTATACTATGTCTACCTATTACCAATAAATCATTATTGTAAATTTCCCGTCTTACTTTATTATTTTTACCTTCATCTAAATTTACCAAATATCCCCTATCTACTATGAGTCCAAATATATCTATCAATTTAGATTCTATTGCGAGGGCCTGAACTTCTGTTAAATCTTCTTTTATAATTTGTACAACTACATCTTTATTGGACTTTTGAATTTTTTGCCTATATTTTCTATGTGAGTCATTTCTATCTAATTCATAAGCCCTATTATTTTGCCCTTTACCTATATAAAATGGGCGGTATGTTAAACCCAATGTGGCCGCAAAAGTGGTTATACCGTGTTTGCCAATGGCAACTTTATGGTTGGGATCACAATGGGCATAAACATAATATTTTTGATTTAGGTCTCCTGCTTCGTATAAATGTGTTATATCAGTATTATAAATTCTGTTACAAGCATCAAATACATCTTTGGAATGGGCATTCTTTGAATAGAATCCCTCTTTTGATCTTAAATTACCCAACATATTCTTAGACCAAGATAAAAGTTTTTTTAACTGCTCCTCTGATTTAGCGTCTACTTGGATATCATACAATGAACTTTTGGTCAGTTGTCCATTAATATTCACCTTTTTTCTTTCAATCAACATTGGATTTCTTTATCTTAAGTTTGGTATTGATGTTTTTACTCCAATCTATACCCCTGACTCGCCAATACAATTGATGAGCCTTTCTTGGAATCTTATACCATTTTTCAAAACGATTTGGTTGTCCACGATCAGTAGGATCAATCAAACAACCCACGTTGGGAACGCTATGACTCCACTTAATTTTTTCGTGTGGACTCATACAATGAGCCCTGCTTTGTAGATATTTAAAACTCATTATTAATGTGGTATACCTCTATTTTAACACAATATTTTACTGTATAAACTATATAATGTCAAGTAGAGTGGGTAAACACCAAGTTATGTCTACTTGAAGGTAAAACCTTTATAAATAAAGTCAATCTAATAAGAAATTAGTTTTATTTCTTAATACTTCTCTATTGTGGATTGCAATAGGCATTACATTTTTTAACCAATTTACTTTTTCATCATTAGTAAGATTGTGTATTCTATTTACCTCTTCTACTATGGCTAATAATCTATCACCATTATTTTCAATATCATCATAATGCTCGTTTATATAGGGACTGAATGTTTGATATCCTAATTTTTTGAGGTAGTAAAGAGATTTGGGCCTTGCAACTAAAATAAAAGGGTGGCCCATTATAATAGGTTTGAAAGTTTTCTCTGAAAAATATACGCCCTTTCCCTCTTCAAAATTATACTTACCCATAAAATTATTAATTTTATTTTCAAAAAAGAAGGTTTCGGTTACTAAAGAAAATAGGCTATTTTGAAAATAATTATAATCTGATTTATCTACATAATTCTTATTATGATCTTTATTAATGTTTAGTACTAAAGGCATTAAATGCTCGTTTTGACTGTAGATATCTTTCAGTTCCGCAAGCACTTCTTTTTTCAATGAAGTAGAAGCGGTTTGAAATATAAAATCGATAGGGGGCGAGCCTTCAAAAACTGCTTCAGGAAAGTAAGAATAAAACCCTGCATCCAATAATCCTTTCTTGAGTATAAGAGAAAGTAAAATTAATCTGTGGGGTCTAACCATTCTATTGAAACACAAATATGTTTTCTTTTTTTCAATATCAGTGAATTCTATATCTATAGGTGATAAACCTTGCATGTTCAATTGATATTTGGGTTCAATTATATTGAGACCATAGACATTTATCTTATCTATGATATTATTTGACTTACAAAATTCTTCATAAATTTCTGTATTATTACATAATGCATTAATCAATATAAACTTGTTACAGTGAATATTAGTAAGGTTTGCTAATTCATGTAAACGAGCATACAAAATTCCTGCACCACCTTCCTTAGTGTGGTCAAAGATTATATTACCCCCTAATTTATAGTGAGCAGTAATGTATTGAGAAAGTGCAGTAATATCGCAGTTGAATATATTTATACCTTTTGAACCTCGGTGATATCCAGCATAGATATCGATATTATCACCTTCGAGCCAAGGCATATATTTATAGTATGAAGCTATAAAACGAGGAATTTTAGGGAATGATTTGAAATCTAATGGATCAAAATTGGGCTCCATAGTGCCTTCTATATGAATACTAAAATTTTTTGACAACTTTTATCCTAGTTTTTTGATGATTCTTCAACTGATTGTTGCATAGCTTTTTTTATGTTTTCGTTACCTATTACTACTTGTTTATTAGTATCGTTCATGGCAAGTTTTGCAAATGGAGTTTTATTTTCTCCTGAAATGATACTATCCCACCAACTGGTATCTACACCTATATGTTTCATATATTGAGCTAGACGATTAATATCAAGTAGTCGTTTTTTGTAGAATTTTACGTTATGGAAATCTTCAGGATTTTTGGGATTACCCTCAAAATATTCTCTTTCTGTGTATGTAGAGTCCTTGTTGTTACCTGTCAAGTCTGCCCTATCGTGTGTGACATATACAGGGATACGCTGAAATATATCTAATAAATAAGCCATCTGACTTATTTCAGCGTCATTTAGTTGGTGCCTGCTAAATCTGCCTAATATCTGTACCCAAGCTTTTGGTACTATAGGAAAAATACTGTAGGGATGTTCGTTATGTGCGATTACTGATAGCACTTTGAATTGTCCATTATATTTTGTTATTTGTTTATCCCATCCTTCTGTTTCCATTATAGCATCATCAGTCCAAAAGAATAACCAATCAGCCTGAGCCATATTACCCATTATATTATAATAACGATTTAACCTTTGATATCCAAATCGTTCTGTGATTAGAACTG